TACGGCGACATTTGCGGAATGTGCTACGAAAAGAAGCGCAAGAAGGCCGACGAAATCGCGCGAGGGTTCAAGGCCGAGGGCTGGAAGGAAGTCCCGGAGAATGAAAGTGAAAATGCCATGTATGAACTGAACGGATGGATTGACGAGCGTAACATGGATGCAACTGAACCGAGAAAGGGTACTAGGTACTTCTTGATTGACATCAAGCATTTGACATGGAAATTCCTCTTCAAGAAGGTGTAGACATGAAGAATTGGGAATCCCTTATCGCCGAAAGAACAGAATCTCACAGGGGCTCGTATAAACCGCTGCGCATAAAAGACCCATTGAAAAGGAGAAAGGAAGAATACAACAAGAAATGGCGCGAGGCAAATCCGGACAAGGTGAAGATTTACCAGGAGCGGAACAAGAAGAATATCAAGCGGTGGGCGGAAGAGCACAAAGAGCGCAGGCGTGAGCTTGGAAGGATTAACGACAGGAAACGTGCCAAGACCGAAAAAAGAAAAAAATGGGTAGAAGATTACATGGCGAGACCTGATGTCATCGAGCGCAGAAGAGAACAGATGAAGAAGAGAGAACTCGACCCCAAGCGAATCGCATGGAAAAAGGCTTACGAGGAAAAGCGCAAGAACGACCCGAAACGAATTGCCTACAGGAAGGAATACAATAAGATGTACCACGAACGCAAGAAAAAAGAAAAGGAAGCAATAGCATGATCCAGCCTCACCACCTCCACACGCACGGGCCGGAGCCGCTGTACACACCCGTGAAGGCCGACGATGTGCGCCCGAAGATTGAGGTCCGCAAATTCGACCTCGACGACGAAACGACGTGGCCCGACCCGGAACGCGACGGCGAGTACGTCCTGGTGTATTTTGGAAAAGATGCCATTGTTAAATGCTACGAATACCCTTACGAAATCAAGCGCACGGAATTCGTAGCGGAATACAACGGGGTCGTCGCGTGGGTGCCGATGAAGGACTTTTTCAAAGCGATCGAAAAGGAGCTCGGGAGATGAATGCAAAAGTGAAAGAACTTGTATCCAACGGGATGAGCGAACGGCAGGCCTACCGCATCGCGAAACGCGAAAGGAAGGACGCCCCGGAGCCGGATTTCAACTACGATGCTGAATGCCCGAAAGGAGAATGGGTATGAATGATCCGAAGAAGTGCTGCGAGTGCGCCTTCGCGGATTTCCGTTTCAACGATGCGCCAGTAGGTAGCGGTAGGAGTACCTTCCTCTGCACAAGACACCACAAGTACCGAAACTATGGTGACAAAGACTGCGGAGAATGGGAAAACAGATTCAAGGAGGGGAAGTGATATGAGAATGTTCAAGTGCTTGGTTTGCGGAAAGACAGACGAAAAAGACAAGGCTCCGAGCCTCAAATACAAGTTCACGATGTTCTGCAAGTTTTGCAAAACTTTCACAATGCAAGAACGAGTCACGGATTTAAGGAGTTGAAATGAAAGCTTACATGTTACTCTTTTTCGGGGCGTTTTTCGGTTGCCTAGTCGGGACGTTCGTAGTTGAACTTGTAAAAGCAGTATGGAGGGCGTTATGTTGCTGACGAAAGACTTCGTAAATAGCTGCCGTAAGGTGGGAGTCCTTCGCGACTTCCTGTGCCAGGCCATCGACCAGATTGATGCGAAGGGCAGACGGATCGCGAAGCTGGAAAAGAAACTGAAACAACTCAAGGAGGAACGAAATGGCAACGGTTAAATACAACGACATGGAGCTGGAAGAAATCACTGAGCCGCAGATTTTCGACCCGCCGCGTAGATGCGTGGTGTGGGATGATGATTCTTTAAGTCCGTGCGAACAAGACGTAATAGCAATTTTTCCGGACAGCGCAAAATTGAAAATGAAGGTAATTGATTCGAACCTATATCGCTACAAGCATTGCGCCCTTCTCCCCGAAAAGCCCGCACCCCGCAGGGCCACGAACCGAGAGCTGGCGAAGTGGCTGGCGCAGGGGTACGGGGAAGTGAAATATGCATCGCAGTACGCAGTCAAAATCCATATTGAATACGGAACTAAATGCGATAATGACCCATGCCACGAAAGTTTCAGAATTCGCAAGTGGGACGATACCGAGTGGCATGAACCGACAATAGACTACATGGGAATTGAGGAGGCGAAGTGATGTGGTGCTGGGGACGGTATGTAATGAGATTCCTAGAAGAATTGAGTTTTATCCCGGTGACGGACTTCGCCAAGACCCTCAAGACCCGCCACAAGAACGGAAAGAAAAGGAGGTAAAGTAATGGGAATTTACCGACAGCACTTTCACTGCGTAGAACTTGTGAGCGAGAAGTCCGAGATTTCATCGTACACTACAAGATGGGGCGCGGCAAAACGCTGTCATGACCTAAACAAATGGAATCCGCAGGAACGCTGGACGGTAAAGCCGTTCGGAATCCGCTACGTTCCGGATTACAATGAACAACACAAAACAACCGCCCAGTAGGGCAAAGGAACAATAATATGGCAGAAGAACAGAAAATCAACGACCCGATTCTTGAAAGTATGAAGAAGGACCCCTTAGGTTCCATGCTTCTCAAGGCAATCGGCAAGAAGCGCGAATGCACTCCGAGCGAGAAAATCATAGAGCTCGCCAAGGAACGCGACATGGTGTACGACTTCATCAAGGAAAAGGAAGATGAACTTGCCGTCCGCAAGGAGGCGAAGGACGACGACTCCGTATCCTTCATCGAAGCTGACCTCAAACTTCTTACTGACCGCAAGACACTACTGACCAACAGAATCAAGGACCTACTCGACAAGACCTAATCGCAATCGGCTGTAGCTCAATGGTAGAGCGTGTGGGTGCGGATTTGTGACAAGCATCGGAAACGTACCGATAGCGGCAATGAAAAGCCTGCGTAACTCCACAAGTTGCGGGTTCGAGTCCCGCCAGCCGAGATAACCATTAACCATAGGAGAAACTATAAAACATGAGTGCTAGGCTAAAACTCAAAAGAATTAAAGACCACATCAATGGCGTGATGAAGATGGCGCAGAAAGCGCAGTACGAACGTGACGAAATCCACCGCCGATTCATCGCCAACACCGTGACGCTCGGTATCGAGACAAACATCGACGAGATCGCGCTTGTCCGGGACACGGGCCATTACATTGAATACGTCACTAAGCAACTCGCGCACCAGCTGTCGGTAAAATTCGGCGAGGCGCTTGCCGAATACATCCGGCTCAACCTCAACATTTCCGACGTCCCGGAATTTCCGAATAACAGGATAAAGGTGGAGCTAATCGCACCGCGAATTAACGAAAAGAACGTGCGGATCATAACAAAAAAGAATGGCGGCTATTCGCTATCGAGTGCGGTCAATTTCGATTGGAGGAAATTTTAATGAACATCATCCTAAGCATCCACCCCAAGTGGGCGAAGCTGATTTACGAGGGAAAGAAAACGATTGAGTGGAGGAAAACTCTGCCGAAGAAAATAAAGAAAGGAGACAAAGTCTTTTTGTATGAAACAAGCCCGGTCTTCAAAATTACCGGATATGTCGATTTCAACTTCGCAGACATATACGACAAGAACAGTGATGACGTCAAGTGGCTTCGCAAAGATTTTGTAGAAGACAAAGGATGCGTGACTATAGACAGATTAAATCAATATCAAGGCCAAAGTTCACAAGTTTATGGATGGAGAGTTTCATTGCCGTGCAAATTCAGTACGCCGAAAACGCTTGAGGACTTCGGCTTGAAACGAGCCCCGCAGAGTTGGCAATACACGGAGGCGGAGGAAAAATGAATAAAAACGATAAGCACTACTACAAAGTCAAAAAAAATGTGAACCTGCCGGAAGGTGCAGACAGTATCATTTACAGGGTATGGTGGATGGTCCTCGTAAACTTGCTTCTCAAAATTATCCAGCCATTTACGAAAGACCCGTTCCTTGTAAATGTCGTGTCTACAGAAGACGACCACGGTGATCCGCATTTTGATGGCTACACATTCAAGCGCACTCATTGTCGTGATGGGTACTTTGAAAGGATAAAAGCCAGTCTCTTTTCGGGAAGATACGCGGACAAATTTTATAAGGAGAAAAAAATGAAAAGCATCGCACAACTGCGCGAGAAGGCGCCGTACGTACTCAAGAGAAAGGGCCACGCCAAGCAGAAAAAGAAACTGCTGAAAGCGTACCAGGGTAAGCGCCTCAAAAAATGGTGGTCATCCTACGCCAGCTGGGAATGCTGTACGATTGCGGAACTCAAGGATGCAGAACACGTCGGCCACCGCATGAAAGGCGGTCACCGTCACAACCACATCAGGAACGCTCACAAGCGAATGAGGAAGTGCCACGTCTGTGGTGAACCGATCGTGAAGGGTTGCGAATATACGGACGGCTTCAGCGAGTTCCAATGTAGGAGTTGCCGAATAGAAGAATGCCGAGAACAGGCTTGCCTTGTAGGGTTGTCTTTTGGCGGTGTGACTTTCCAGACAAGGAGGAGAAATTAAATGCCTACAGTAAGAGAATGCGACGATTGCCCATGGGCTTATTCTTGCGGATATACGGAAGAATGGGGATGCCTGCTTTTCGGCAAGGAATGCGAGAAATGCAAGAAGTTTGATAGTGACGTAGGCGGTTGTTTCTACTCCCAAAAGAAACTAGAACGCTTAGCATACGAGTACAAGATAGGATGCAGACACGCACAAAAAATAGCCGAAGGCTATAGCCCATATTTCAAGAAACCTAAGACCGAAAAGACCCCGGTTCACGTAGCAGGTCGTGGTTTTATGTACAAGCCATTAGACTTTTGCGGTGCGTACGAATGGAACTATGTACCGAACCGCAAGGGAGGCCATCGGCACAACCACATCTACAATGCCTGCCACCGGATCGTGTTTCGCGGAAAGGGCGCCAGGCGAGTCGATAGAGATGACAAGATTAGGTTTGTCGCGACATTCTACACAAGCATCATGCTCAATAAAAATTCGTTGAACGACATCTTGAAAAAGAAATGGAGGAAAAATGGCAGATAAAACGGGATTCATTAGGATTAAAGAATCGACTACCAATGGTACGAATTTCAAGTGCGCGACGTGCGACAACAACATAACCGAATTTAGGGCCATGAAGTTCCCGATTTGCGACGACTGCATCATGGACCTGCGCGAAATAATCGCAGAACACAGAAAGCCGAAAGCCGTAGAATTCGGACGGGAAGGAGGGTGATTTATGGCCGACAAAATGTACACAAATATGATCATGCCAAGCGAAGGTGGGTGTGGCCTCACACAAGACCGATACACAACGCTTGAACTTTTTAACTCCGCAAGAAGGGATGTTGAAAGGTTCATCAACCAGCCCGCAATCCGCGAGGCGATAGAAAACCACAAGTCGAACTGGGTCCCGGATTCCAAGGGCGGCGAGCCTAATTGCAGGAGGAAAAAATGAACAATAAAATTAAAGAACAAAGCCAAGAACGCAGCGACAAGAACAACGTGTGCAGATTCTTGGGGACAAAGAGCAAAGAATTTTTTCTGGACAAGAAGTGCCGAAAGTTCGTCCAGAAAGGCGACATCGTGCACTTGGATGGCGAAGACTTCCAATTTGACGGAAAGAATTGGAAGCACATTGAAGGGAAGTACGTCCCAAAATCTGACAAGCCCGAATTCAGCGACGCATACACGAGGATGCTGGAAGCGCGGAATAAAATATTATCCGAAAGAATGTGGATAATCGAAAAAGCCGAACGAAAGGCCTTCCAAAAAGGGCTCGCTCTAGGTTCGGCTTCAATGTGGACCGCATACATAATCGTCCATTTAATCGGAGGCATGCTATGAGCCATAAGATGAAACCGTCACAACTGACAAAGCGAGAGTGGAAAATCTGCGAGGCAGTCCACCTCGGATTCGACCATTACTTCCTCAACGGTCCAAAAGACAAGAGGCCACTGACCGAGGCCGACATAGTGGAGGCCAGGGACCTTCTTTCCAAGCTGCCGCAGGGATGGTCGGGAGAAGAACAGCCGTGGATGGTATGCAAGGGAAACAAGAAGAAGGGGGAATGAACGATGGTGCTGCAGGCGACACTTGCAATAATTGCGGCCATTGCGCTGGCCGTGGCCGGGAGGTAGACGAATGTCGATTAAGAAGGGGACAAAATGTCACAAGTACACGCCCGAGGAATTCCGTCTAATCAAGGCCGGGAAATTCCTACCCGGAATCAACAAGCGCTCCCAGGTGTACGCCCTGGAACGCTACGAGGCCAGGATTGCCCTCGGGAGGGAAAAGGGGCGAAGAGTCAAGGAGCCCGAATTGCCCGATTGGCACGGGTACGAGTTTTCGACCGGGGAATGGGTGTAAAATGGCGAATAAATGGGTTATTATCGGCGCATTGGGCAACCTGCTGCTGTGCGTCCTCAACATCGTCAACCTCGTGAGGCATTGGTAAATGAATTCTGTCAAAAAACGACAGTTACACGTAAGAAAAAAGACTCCTAAAATGAGTTGCTAATTCACGGGTAAGTTGTACATTACACGTGAAATTCACAAGGGGCCAGCGCCCCAAAGGAGATGAGGAAAATGAGCAACATCTGGTACGGCAGCCTGAATAACCGCCTTGCGGAACGCGCACAGCAGCCCACCCCGGTCGTGGGAATGGGGGTCACGGAGTGCTGCTACAGCGACCGCCACCCCTGGGAAATCATCGAGGTCAAGGACGAGAAGCACATCACGATCCGTCAGATGGGCACCGAGCGCATCGACAAGAACGGGATGAGCGATTGCCAGGAATACCGCTATTTCAGCAAGCCCGACGGAGCCACCAGGCACCTGGTCCTTCGCAACGGGCGCTGGCGCGACCGCATCGAGGAAGCGGTCTACGAGGAAGACCCCAACGGCGAATACGTCCGCCTTTTCGATGGCGAAAAGAAGCGCTACCGCAAGGTTGGCTACAAGGTTACGAACAAGCTCGGCTGCGACGGCTGGAGCATCGGACGCGCCGAAGAACACTACGACTTCACTTTCTAGGACTTAAACGGGCCGGGCGCCCCGAAAAGCGCCCGCTTTTTCAACAAGGAGATTTTATTATGCCAATCAACACCTACACGCTTTCCGAAGAATCCAAGGCCCTCATTCTGCGCGGCCTCAAGCTCGTCCACACGGTGGAGTGCTGCAAGCTCGCGAAAACCATGGCCAAGCTCCCGGAAAACGACATCGCTGTACAGAAGGTCCGCGACACCCTTGGCGAGGTCGACTACCTTATCGGTCTTTTTTCGGACGGGGAGGGCGAGAACAATGGCTAGGAAAAAATACGACATCGGCGGAATTAACGGGAACGCCTACTGCATCATTGGTTACGTGACGACGGCCATGTCCCAGGAATCGGAATTGATGGGCTGGAACCTCGACGAGTTAAAGAAGGCCAAGGACGACTACCTTGCAGATGCAACATCCAGTGACTATAACCACCTTGTCGATGTTTCGAAGGCCATGGTCGAGAGAATCAATAACGCAATCAAGGCAAGGAGGAATAAAAAGAGAACGACTGCAATTGTCGGGGACACTCTCCGAATCGTCGAGATGAAGGGGGAGCCCTCCTACTCCGGCAGGGTCGGGGTGGTCGAGCTGGTGGACAGCATCGGGCAGATACACGGGAGCTGGGGCGGATGCGCCATCCAACCCGAACACGACACCTACGAAATCCTGGAACACGCATAGAGAGGGAATCTGGAAATGGTTAGCGCAGTAGACGTCGAAAGGGTCACGCACAAGGGAATCATCGAATTCCACGGGGCCATCGGGAAGTTCGACTGGAGCATCCACGAATACCGCAACGGCTGCGAGGTCCGTATCCAGACCGGGCCGGGACCGCAGAACTGCAAGACAATTGCCAAACGCGCAAAATGGCAGAACGTGCCGCAAATTATAGCCGACCACATCAACAAGGAGAACGGCAAATGAGACCGACAAAGGAAATGCTCAAGGAGTACAAGGCCATCGCGAAGGCCAGCAAGCGGAACATGAAGGATTGCATCAAGGCCCACCTGGTCGCGCATTGCCCCAAGTTCCAGGACCACGAGGACAAGTTCGAGGAATGCATCGAATACGTCGTCGACTGCGCAAAGGAAATCCTCGAGAACCGCCCCGGCGAGGTCGCGGACGACGCCTGCTACAAGATGGCCCGCGACTTCTTCAACGACGAACTTTGGGAAAAGGACGCCAAGGCGGCAGAGCACAAGAAGCTCGTCAGCGCCGCCGAGAACGCGACGGCGACAAAGAAGAACGCCGAAAAGAACCTCGACGAGGCTGGCAAGGATTACCGGAAGGCTCGCCAGGAAGAGAAAAAGGCCTGGAAGGACCTGGACAAGTTCAACAAGGAATCGGGAATGGCCGCAGGAAAGGCGCCCCAGGCGCCCGATTTGCAGATGACCGAGCCGACGCCCGACCCGGAACCCGAAACGCCCGCAGAGGCCCCGGAAACGAAAAAGGCGCCGGAACCGGAGCCTGGGCAATGTTCCCTTTTCGACATCGCGGGGTTCGCGAATGCATAGGTTCGATTGCGAAGAACGGGTGGTCCTCGAGAACGGCGTCCTCTGCCGCATCGTCACCGCCTGCGGAACCGGGAAGTTCAAGGGCCGCAGCATGGACGTCGCGAAAATCTACGAGGACGGGCGGCAGCTCTGCAGGAACATCGACCTGCGCCCCGTCGCCGGGTGGTGCATAGACTGGCCCGGAGAAACGGGCCGGGCCTACTACGGCGGCGGTTACTACGGGAAGCCCTACGTATCCGTCCTCAAGCCATACTCGAAGCCATACGGCGACATTTCGAGGTGCTCCTGGGGACGGCCCGACAGCAAAAGCAAGAAGGCATTTGTCAAGAAATACCCCGAATTCAAGTGGATACTCAAGAAATCCGAGCTCTCCAACTGGGAGTATTTCCACCTTCTCCCCTATTGGAAAAAGTACCCCCGCGAAATCGAGCTGCTGCTTGCCGCCGGGTACCGGACGCTTGCGCTCGACGGCAGGCTGTGGCGCGTGACGGACGAGAAAAGGATGGCCGTCCTCGAATGGATCCGCGCACACCGCAGCGTGGTGGATTTCCCCTGCCTCGACGGCATCTTCGCCTGCATCAAGTACGGCTGCACCTACGAACAATGGCTCGAGTATCACGCCGAGACGACAAGGGATACAAGGGTGCCGTACGACGTTTTCCGCTGGATGAAGGACACAATCAAGCGCAACCGCAGCCTTTGGGAGGAGCTCCGGCAGTACCGCGACTACGCGGACATGGCAAAGGAGGCGGGCCACGACCTGCGCGACCGCTATTGGAGATTCCCGAAGAACCTCAAGCGGGCGCACGACAAGGTCATGGCCGAGGTCGCGAACATCCGCGCCATGCAGAAGGCCGAGGAACTCCGGCAGAAGGGAGCCAGGTACCTGGCCGCCGTCAAGAAATGGGTCGGCAAGGAGCTGACCCTCGGGAACGGCTGGCACGTCTACGTCCCGGAATCCACCGAGGACATTGTCCGTCAGGCCGAGGCGCTCAAGCAATGCCTTGTCTCGGCGGACTACATCGGGAAATGCATCGACGGCAAGTGCGTGCTGGTTTTCGTACGCTACCGCGAAAGGCCCGTCGCCACGGCGGAAATCCTGCCGGGCGGGCAGTTGGGGCAGTTCTACGGGAACGAGGCCGACAGGAACCGCTGCAAGCCCACGAAGGCCGCCACGGTAGCCTTCGACGCATGGAAGGCGGAGTACATAGACAGCAAGAAAAAGAAAAACAGGCACAGAAAGGAGGCTGCATAATGGCTGAACGCAAATACAAGTCGGTGGTCGTCACAGGCGCCACCCTGGAGCGCCTGCACAAGAGGCGCGTCGAAATGGAAATGGAATCGCCGGACCACAAGAAGATGTCGCTCGAGGCGGTCATCGTCCGGCTGCTCGACAAGGAGGCTGAAGAATGAAGGTTTTTGAACTTATCGCAAGACTGGAATCCGCATTGAACAAGGACGCCGAGGTCGTCGTCAATACGGAAGATGGAGAATCCGAAATCCAGGACGTCATCGTCCACTACGACGAAAAGGTCTGGATTGAAACCGTGGAGGACAAGAGGGCATGAACAGACCGGAACCGATAGAGCTTGAAAACAACCTCGGCCCCGACGCCGTAACCGGGGAAATCAATAGAGTCCCGTGGATGGCTTACGACGTGGACGAGATGGACCTGTACATTTCCGAGAAGGATGCGGAGATTAGCCAACTGAAGGAGAACTATCGTAATCTTCTTAGGCATTTGTTCAAAGCGGGAGCAAAATGGGCTAAGCAAGAAAAAATGCGGTACGCAAGCAACGGAATGCACAAAATGGTTGGAGCGTTTGAAAATATGGAACGTATGTGCCTGGAAATGGCGGAGAATTTGAGAAAGGAGAAAATCTAAATGCCAAACATTGACCCTCGCGTATTCCCCACCGTCCTCATCTGCCTGGACTTCTGCGCGTCAATTCCGTACCTCATTCAGGGCGACATCCGGCACTTCGTTTACTGGATTGCGGCAGGAATTTTGACCTTGACTGTGACATGGTAAAGTTGTATATTCAAGGAAAGGGAACAAGAACATGGAAAGAAAGTACGAAAGCGCGATGCGCTACGTCGCCAGCTGCAGAAGGTTGCGCGAGAAACACCCCAGGAAAATTTCAAGGCACACGCGCCTTGCGTTCTACCCGATTATGGGGTGCAGGATTTATTGTGGGGGTGTTGTATGGTAGACTCGCTTACAACAGGAATTCTAGGAGCAACTGCGGCTATCCTAAATCCGAAACTGAAAGAAAAAGTGCACGTCGAAATCCCGCGCGAACTTGACATCTTCAAACCTACAAAATCCATGCTGGACATCCTATCCGAAAGAATCGACAGCGACCTCAACCAACGCCTGACGGAATTCGGCAAGAAGAACGGATTCCCGGTCGTGTTCGTTTTCTACCAGACGCTCAAGGACGAGGACGGCGTGAGCAAGGCCACGTGCGACATCAAGATGTACAAGCCTTGCGAAAAGCAGGACGCAAGATTGTTTGCGCTCAAGCATGCGGGAGAATTTGGCATCTTTGACCCTCGAAGCAAGGACGAGCAAATCAAGGACCTGGAGAAAAAAGTAAAACGGCTCGAAGAAGACCGCGACTACTGGAAGCGAGAAGCAGAAGGTGACGACGGCGACACTCTAGGAATTTTTAAACACTGGGACGAATAGGGGGTGAAGAATGCAACTATTCCAAATAGGTCCGATGAATGTCACCAGGGAAGAATTCAAAGCAGAACTCAAGAAAAATGGGTTCCCATACGGATACATCCCCAATGTCTATGAAAAATTCAAACAGGAAAATTTGACTGTTTTCCGAATACTAATTGAAGGGTGCCCTTTCGTGGTCGTCACGGACGACGAAAAGAGCTTCCCCGAAGTATCGGAGGAATCCGGAAAGAAAATAGAGCCGTATTCATTTGAATGGCTTGAAAATTTAATTTACGATTCCAATATCATTGGGCCTTCTTTCTACGAATCGCTTCTGCGCCATCTACAAATGTACATCCGCGTAAAGAAAGCCGAGAAAAATGACGAGACGAAAAAACAGAAAAACTGCCCGTATTGCGACGAACAATTACTAGCATACGAAATAGGCGCCGACCCAATTCCTGAATCCGGGAAAGGGTACGCGATAGAACATGGCGATATAAAAGCCTTTATAGCAAAGGAAAACGGCAAATATTACCTGATGCACAATTTTACACCAGACGACGGATACTTTCTAAAAATGGAAATTCACAACTGCCCGATTTGCGGCAGAAAGCTGGAGGAGAAGATATGAGCGGTACTAAATTTCCTTGTTCTTTTGAATCTATTGCCGACCAAATTCAAAAGTCAATTCCAGCGGGAAGCTATATAGTTTTAGTAGTGCCTCCGCAAAATTTGAATTCCGACCAAATGGCAGAAAAAATTTTAGACTCGCTTCCAACTGGAACCGAAGTGTTCAAGATAATGGGGTGAGTATGGAAAAGGAATAAAGCAGAGCAAGTAACCCTTTCGTTCTCCAGGACGAGAAAGGCCCGCAAGCGCGGGTCTTTTTTACTTGGCAATTTCGTCGTAGGGGACCTCGGTGCCGTCCGGTTTCAGGAGCCGCACGTCCTTGGAGTTCCCGTGAAGGTTGATGTAGCGCCGGACGATCACGTCGGCGTATTTTTCGCTCAGCTCGCACAAGAACGCCTTGCGGCCCAGCTTCTCGCAGGCGACCATCGTCGTGCCGCTGCCACCGAAGGAGTCCAGTACATTCTCGCCGGGGCGGGAGGAATTCTCGACAAGCTTTTCAAAAAGCTCCACGGGTTTCATGGTCGGGTGCTCCCCATTGCGTTTCGGCTTGTCGAACTCGAGGACGGTGGATTGCTTGCGGTCGTCCACGAAGTAGTGTGCGGCGCCGTCCTTCCACCCGTACCAGCACGGCTCATGTTTCCACTGATAGTCCTGGCGACCGAGAGTGAATGAATCCTTGACCCAAAGGAGGTATTGTTTCGGCATCCAACCGGGGATGTTCAGCATGGCCTGGTAGAAGTTGCCGACCTCGCATGAGGCGTGCCGAATGTAGAACGGGCAGCCAGCCTTCATGACGGAATCCGCAGCGGCGTATGCGTCAGTGAGGAACGCCAGGAACGAGGCGGAGTCCATGTTGTCGTTCTCGATGGTCAGCTTTTGGTCTGTTCCGCCCTTGTAGGCCACGTTGTACGGCGGGTCGGTCAGGTAGAGGTCGATTTCGTTATCGCCGCAGAGGCGCTTTATCGTTTCCTCGTCGCAGGAGTCGCCGCAGATAAGGCGGTGGCGCCCTAGAAGCCACAGGTCGCCCGGTTGCGACACGGGATTCTCGATGTCCTCGGCGGCCTTGTCCGGGTCGAAGTCGTCATCGTCGCCAGTGGGCGCGTCATCATCCATCGGGTCGAAGAACCCGAAGTCGCCCATGTCGAAAACGTCGCCCAGGTCCTTGAGCTCGTCGCCGAGAAGTTCCATGTCCCATTGGGAGAATTCGCCCACCTTGTTGTCGGCCAGGCGGAACGCCCTGATTTGAGCCGGGGTGAGGTCGTCTTTCTTGATGCAGGGGACCTTCTCGAGCCCCAGCTGCTTGGCGGCCTTCCAGCGGGTGTGTCCGGCAACGATTACGTTGTCGGCGTCAATTACGATGGGGACGTTGAAGCCGAATTCCTTTATTGAATTCGCCACGAACTTTACGGAATCCTCGTTTTTTCGGGGATTCTTCTCGTACGGCTTGATTTCGTCAATCCCGAACTCTTGAATTTCCATTGGTTTTCTTACTCCTATGGTGGTTACACAGGCGTAAAAGTACAAGGATTTTGCGGGAACCCGTCGTTTTTCGGAAATTCTTATAAATACGGATTGAAAAAAAGAGCATGGCAAAGGAGTGCCTTCCGGGACGCCACCAGAAAGTCACCACCGCACGCCGAAAGCATTTAAACAATGGGCGTGGGTTTGAGCAGCGGACTCATAACCCGCGGGTTCCGGGTTCAAGTCCCGGAGGTCCCACTAGAAGCCCCGCAGTCATTGGATTGCGGGGCTTTCCCTTTATCCGCGCCGAACCGGGGCCGATTCTTTTTTAGATTTTCGGCTGCGCATTCTGCCCAACCTGCACACGCAGTTCTACGGGGCAAAATGTGTGACGCCACCAAAAAGCCACCCCGGACCTCCGTCCGAGGTCACCACTTTTTAGGAGTTCGGGAACATGGCCACATACTCAATCCAGCAGCGAAAGAAGGCGCAGGGGATAATGACCTGGTACCTCCGCACGTGCGAGGACGGCAAGCAGAAATTCGAGAGCCTGCACACCACGAAAAAGAGCGAGGCCGTCGCAATCCTCGAAAGGATGAAGATGAAGGCGGCGATGCCATCGATGCCCGGAATGAACGACAAGGACGTCGCGTCGATGGCGTCCGATTGGCTGCGCCAGGTCGAGCTCGCCACCGGACGGGACGGCAAGACCGGGATGGCGTACTCGTCCAGGATCAAGAAATGGACGGCCTGGTGCGAAAGGAACGGAATCAGGAACCACTCGCAGTTCACGGCGCCTGCGGCGTACCGATTTGTCCAGGAGATTTCCGAAAAGCTCTCCCCCAAGACCGTGAGCGAGATTGTCAAGGTCGTGCGCAAGTGCCGAGAATGGAACACCGAGACTTTCGACCTCCGTGAATTCAACCCGTTCAAGGCAATCAAGACGCCGAAAATCCCAAAAGGGCGCGTCGAATTCTGGACGAGCGAGGAAATCGCCACGATTCTCAAGAACGCCCCCAGCAGCGCCTACCGCGCCTTTTGGGGGCTCATGGCATACGCGGGGCTCCGGTTCTCCGAGGCGCGGACACTGCGCAAGGAAAACGTCCACGACGGCGTCATAACCGTCCTCAACGGCAAGGGCGGCAAGAACGCTGAAATCCCCGTGTCCGCGAAACTGATGGCCCTCATAAGGCCTTACTTGAAAGGGGGCGAAGGGTTGCTCATCCCGCCGATAGAGGTCCCCATGCGCAGCGACAAGGCCGTAATCCGGCTCAAGATTGCCGTGGGGATTGCGGGAATCGAGGGCGGCGAGGTTTCACACCACAAGCTGCGTCACTCCTTCGCAAGCGAGCTGCTGCGAAACGGGACAAACCCGCGCACCGTCCAGGAGCTCATGCGCCACAGCAGCATCGACACCCTTTTCGACCACTACGCCCACGTGCTGCGCTCCGACCTTGCGGACGCGGTGGAGCGCATATAAAAAAAGAGACCCGCAAGGCCGGAGCCTTGCGCGTCCCTATCCGGGCGTACCCTTGCCCGGAATCGGTTCTTTCTACTTCTTCATTTTCAGCTCCTTTCTCGCGGCCTTGAAAACCGCCTTGTAGTCCACGGGTTCCGCCTCGGTGACAGTCACCTCCATTCGCGGGTCGGCGACGTCGACGAAGTGCATGACCTCCGGCGACCCGATAACCATCCAATTGTCGTCCTCTATCACCCCCATTTCGACGAGGACGTCCTGGATGCCCTGCGTGGCGTTGTTCGTGTCGCGCCTGACGGCGTCTCCGTGGTAGATTGCTATGGTAAGGCGGGCGGCGGCAAAAGGCCGCTGTGGGCGCCCGTACGCCAAAATGACGCGCTTCGCCTCCCTGTCCCACTCGCGGTAGCGTTTCGAAGGCAGAAGGACGGCGCCGCGTCCCTTTACCTGGACGAGCTGGCGGTGGTTCTTCTTCGAGGCTACCTCGCCTCGAAACGTGTAGGAATAGCGGAGCATTTTTAATTTTCAGTATAACTGAACCCGAACTTGTCGTAGAGAGTCTTTTTCAAGGCGTCAATTTGCACACGGAGTTCCTTGTACTGCTTGACGGCCTTGTCAATTTTAAGCCTAAGAGCCTTGGCTTCACGCTGCTCGGCAGCTCTTACGAGGGGGTCCTTTCCCGGCCTGTTTACCTGTCGTGCAAATGATTTAAAGCCTTCTCTTTCTTTCTTAGTAGCATTCGCTCTTTGCCCGACACCGGATGCAAAAGAAGCACCAGAGCCCCAATTCGTCACGAACAATTGACCCGTCTGCCTCTTGTCGCAGTGGTATTTTTCCTTTATTTCGTCAACAGTCATTTTTTATGCACCTCGCCTACAATTTACAACTAACACAGCAAATAGCAAGCGATTTGTCAAAATTCTTGCAAATCGGGCCAGGCAAAAAAAACAATTTGTGAACCCTTGCTTTTTAGTGAACTTTGAGTTAGATTAATAGCAGCTAACGCGAAAGCGGCACCCGTTCTAGGCCTTCCTCATCTCAAGCCGACGAACGGATGCCGCCTTTTTTTTGTTTCCGGTTTACCTCAACGGGGAAACGTTGCGGGCCGTCTCGGAATCTTCCGATTCCTCCTGGCTGCCGCCGGATCCGCCCAGGAGTTCCTTGACACGACAGAGCGTCTTGACGCAGTCCTTCAGCCCGTCGACAACCATGTGGTTCTCGATGCGGCCATCGGCCTGGTCAATCTCGTCATTCAGGTCCTCGAGGTGGCGAACCAGGAGTTTCTTGGTCCGTTCAAGTGCAACCATCATGCGTTCTTCCGTCATTGTGCAACCTCCTGGCCCTGCATCTTCTTGAGAAGGGCTGCGGCGTCCTCAATGGTGAAAGAGAAGCCGAAATAGGATACCTTCGGCACGTTCTCGAACGCCTCTGCGAGAGCCGCACGGAGCGTGTCGATGTCGACCATGCCGTCGGTAACTATCCCGGCCATTTCCGCCCACGGCTTGACCTTGTTCACGAGCTGCGCCGGATTGCTTTTCAGCGCACCGAGAGCCGCGAAACCGAGGAAACGGTCACCCATTTTCGGGATGGCAGCAACCTGGTCGGCCATGTAGGAAACAAAGCCTTCTACGGCCTTTTCAAGCGAGATTTGCATGGGACACCTCCCTTACGCGGCCTGGGCCGTTGTACCGGAGGTGGCGGGAGTCGTGGTGCTGCCGCCGGAGACGGCGGCGGGGGGAAACGGGGGCGGCAGCGGAGCCACCATCGCGGGACCCCAGCCCGGAGCCACGGCGTAGTTCGGGACGAACGGCGCACTGATGCGGTTCACGATGGCGGAAAGTCCGGCGATACGTTCGCCGAGCAGCTGGTCGCGCAGCGGGTCCGTCTTCTCGTCGGCAAGCACACGGGCTTCGAGATTGGACACCCTCTCGGTGAGGACGGCAATCTTGTTGTCCGAATACTGCTGCGCCTTGAGCAACGCGATCTCGTTGTCCTTTTGGGACAGCTGGTAGACTGCGCTGGAAGCCGGATTGTTGGTGTTTCCGAAAAGGCCACCGAGGCCGTTTCCGTTGAGGATACCGCTTGCAAGCGCGGTCCCGATTACGCCGAGCGTAAGCCCGGCGGTGCCTACGCCCTTGGAGGCGTAGTCCTCGTTATTGTAGGTAGCCATATGACTCATCTCCTTTCATTTGGCTTATGTGAATGCCGGGCGGGTTAAGTCCCGACCGACAAACCAAATTTACGGAAGGAGTCCGGCTTTTCTGCCTTTTGGTTAAATTCTTATAAATTCGCTAGGAAATACAGCCGACGGAATCGTCCATGTAGGTCTTCAAGAAGCGAAGGACAGACGCGTTCGATTCCGTGAACCTTCCGCCATCGTCCATGTACCAGCGCTGGTGCGCAAGGATGGCGTTGAAGTTGTCCTTGCGGCACATCCTTTCGACGATTTCGGAGAGCTGCTCCGGCGTCGTGTCGTTGCCGACGAGCGAAAGCGGGTGCGCGTCCTTGTACGGGGAATCCTTGAACCCGGAGCCGAGCAGGGCGGCACCTACAGCAGCCGCCTCGAGCAGCTTGAGGTCGCTCTTGCAGCGGTTGAAATCGTTCTCCTTCAGCGGCGCCAGGTAGATGTCCGGACAGATGGCCGCCACGGCCTGCGGGAAGGCCACGGCGGGGACAAATTCGTGGAGGGCAAGAGGTACCCCTTCCAGGAAAAACGGCGCCTTGTAGCCAAAGCAGTGCAATTCTACGGCTCCTTCCGCTGCGGCCTTCCGCAGCCATGGAACCCACGGCCCTTCAAAATCCCCGACGTATCCAGGCTTGAAATGGCTCGTCGACCCGGCGTATAGCACGCGGGGTTTCCGGATGTCCTCCGCGACGGCACGCCTGGGAGCCATCCCGTAGGCGAAACGCGGCACCGTGTTCGGGACGACGAGGATGTTGCCCCAGCCGAAACGGCGCTCCAGGGTGCGCTTGAGGAAAGGGGACGCCACGGTCACGCCGTCAAGCCCGGCGCAATTCCTCTCCATGACCTTTCCGATTTCGCGTGGATCCAGGCTGAAAATATTGTAGTCGGGGATTATCTTTTCCCCGCCGATGTCGCAGAGCAGGTCGTCGTAGTCCGCAAAGACCTTGTAGCCGAACTCGGCGCGGCGTGCCTTGTAATGCTCGAGCAGCTCGCCGTGCAGCGGCACGGACGGACGGGCCACGACAATTGCGGCGACCCTTTTCAAAACCTCCGGCTCCGTGACCTCGTAGGGGCTGATTACGGGGACGACATCGCCTCCGACGTTCGTTTCGAGCAGCCCGGCCATGAAACGGAAACGGACCCAGCTGCAGGCGCCACGGTCCGTGACGTGAAAGATGATGATGTTCTTCTTTGCCATTTTCCCGAATTCTCCTATTTTTTATCATTTTCGTGGGGTCACGAACTAGATTCCTGCCTGGTGGATTATCGCCATTTCCTTTTCCAGGCGTTCCATCGGATAATCCCCGTTGTTCTTCGTCATCTTTGCAGGGTCGCCGTCCTTGAAGCATCGGCGGTACGAGTATCCGAGCAGTCGGTCACGGGCCAGCCCGTCACGCGTGCGCGGGGCTTGCCGGACGTTGAACTTCCGGAAAAGCCAGAACCAGCAGCAATCGTCGACCATTACCTTCTCGCAGAAGTCGTCGGTGAGGTACGGGCGGCACTTCTCGAGGAAAGATGAGCGGTACGCCATGTACTCGCCCGCGATGCCCTGCCAAATCCCGTCCCTGCAAACGCCGGACTGGTTGTTGATGACGTCGTAATTCCCGCTGTCGAGCGACAGCAGCCCTTCATGGACGTATTCGCGACCGTAGATGCAGTCATCGTCGAGCGTGAAAAGGGTGTAGTCCTCTCCGGAATGCCTGCGGATGGACGGGACGGATTTCAGCCACACCTTCAAGTCGCGCTTGTGGAAATAGATGTGGAAATTGTTGTAGATGGCCTCGAGCCTGGTAAGGCTTGTCGGCAGGTCCGCACGTCCCTTCGGGAAATCGCCTTCATAAAGGTTCAGTTCCACCGCGTCGATGTGCGCCGACTGCGCGAGGATGGATTCGATTGTTTCCCGAGCCGTCGCGATGCGTTTCGGCCATGACGTAACTCCTACGTAGACCTTCATCCGACCGCCTCCACGATTGCCATCTTATTGACGTTACGGCACAACATCGTCACCATTGTTTCGGCTGGCGCGGACTCGGTCAACTTGTCGCCTTTACGGCCCATGCCAACCAACACGCACGCGCTGGATTCCTTGTAGGAGTTTCCGACGTGGATCCTCACGCCGCGCTTCGCGGGAACGTTCTTGTTGTAAATCAATGGAAGTTCGCGCTTGAATTTAGGCGATACCGAATTCTCGATGTTGTAGACTCCCTCGGGAATGACCTTGTCGGCATTCTCGAGCGTGTACGCGATGAACGTGTCGTTGAGGAAAAGGCACCCCTGGACGGCCTTTCCGGATACGGATTCCCGAATCAATACTAGCATGCCACAATCTCCAATTTTGCGAAAACGGATGCGCCGAACTCGTCGTCCCCCCAGTGCGACGATCCGCCACCGAACAGGCCCAGCATGAAATCTGCCGTGGACGCGTGGAGTCTGTTGATGCCGGACTCGCGCAGGATGCCACGGAAAATATCGTCGCACTCGGACCGCTTGAACATCCCGTAGTTACCCTTGGTCGCGTACAGCCAATCGTGCACGGCGCCTGCGGTATTGTAGAGCTGGTCATCGTCCTTCCAATTCGGGAGGAACCAGCGCAACTTCGGAGGAACGGAGAGCCCGTTGCATGTGAACGACTGCCTGAACGTGACGGCCACGAACATGTCCCTTCCGTCCTTCTTGAGGTGCATCGTGAGCATGTACTGCTCGGATGCGAGAATCTTCTTGTCGCCCTTCCGCGTATGCCACGACGGGGTTGGCGAAATCTTGGCGGTTATTACCTTGACGGACATGGCTACCTACCTTTTCCTTTCCAATCCTTCTCGTCGAAGATGGCCCTGCCGCCGACAAGCAGCAACGCCATGAAAACGCACGTCGCGAAGAACCCCGCCATGCTACAGCGGCTCCGACTCGGGGATGTGGGACTTGGACTTGATGGATAAAAGCGTGTCGAACTTCGTGATGATTGTGGTGAGCTTGTCGCTCATTGTCTTCATATCGGTGTCAAAGCGGTCAAAGCGTACAGACCCTTCTTCCAGCCTTTTCTCGAACCGAGAAACAATATCGAGCAACTGCTTCTCGTAGCGCTCGGCATCCTCCTTGCGCTGATCCTCAAGCATTTTAACTTTCTGTTCAAGCAGTGCGATTTTGGTGTCGCGCTCGTTCTTGGTCTTCTCTCGGTCGGCCTTGATGTCCTTGACCTCGGTATGGCTCTTTAACCATGCCGCCGCCGCAAGCACCAACGAAATCACACCCGCGACAAACTTGCTCTGCAAATCATCCATAACTCAATCCTCCCTTACCGCACGAGACTTAGTCCAAAGGAGCCCAGACGGCGTTGTCGTTTGTGTCAAGCCCTCGGTAGAAGAACTGCTTGGAGTGTCCTACGGGGATTTCGGCGACAGGCGTGGAGTACGACACGTCGGACTGCCTGTACGCAAGGATGGATTCGCTAGATGTGTCACCGCCGATATAACGGCCAGTATTCGTCACGATAACGACGGCTCCTATCTCGTGGTTCTTGGAGTCAAGGACGAATTTGTCGTAGCCGCCACCACCGCCACCTGTCACGCAGGACGTGACATACTCGGTAGGCGTACCGCCGGCATGAGTCTCGCAGTTCGTCATGGAGCGGTATTCTTGCTGCGACGCTTCGTCATCGGCCTGCTGAAGCTTGTCAAACGCCAAGGCGAGCGACTTGAACCTAGCCTCTCCCGTTCGCTTGAGGTAGTAGGCCGCGGTCTGCGCCTGGTCACTGAGGAATATCTCAATACCCTCGTAGCGGATCCTCATGTTGGAACCTAGCGCTCCGAGGAAATTCAGAACATGCTGCGCAAGGTTCAGGCTGTTCTTGATGGCATCCTCGTCAACGGCATCGTCGTTTATGTCGGCGGAAAGCTTCGTACCGCCGACAGTTTGCGTGCTGTGGAAAGTGATGTCGCCGAACGAATGTCCCGTGGTCGGGTCAACGTTGAGCGTTCCCGTCAATGCAGGCAGGCCTATTTCTCTGATTTGGAACGCCCTCGCCCTGTCGCTTCCCGTGCCGCGTTCGGCGTAAATGAGGTCGGTATTGGACGGGGTGTCCGTCGGGTCCATGCCCTCGCGGATCTCGTTGAGTGTCGTTACGTGCTGTGCCATGATTCATTCTCCTTGTAAAAATTGTCAGTTATGTCGGCGGGAAGTTATAGCACCAAAACTCCATTCCCATCGCTGTCACTTGGAACCATCCGGTATTTTCCGTCACATTTATCTTGAGTTGGGGAAACTCTATGTATTCAAGGTTCGAAATCCAATTGGGGTAATTAGGTACGGATGGGTTATCTTGCTTGAGTAGATAACCACTTGAACTTTCTTTTTTCGACTTGATAAGCCACGTCTCATAGCTGGCGCCATCAATCACCTTCTGTGCGGTCACGCTTTGCCTGCAAATGTTATCGCCCGACTTGACGATATTGTCGCTAGGGTCTTTATACTTGCTGTAGACGTTCCAACGGAAAGGGCTACTCCCAAGTGACAGGTCCATGTTGTACACGTTGAGCAAGATGTATGCGAATGCGCGGAATTCGTACAGGTCGTTGTCGTAGAAGGACCCGTCGGTCTGCAGACGCCACTTCTCGTTGTAGGGCCACGATACTTCGGGCGTCTGCGTGTATTGTACAAGACGAACAGCGGAGCTCATGCCCAATGTCTTGATGGTGAAGGTATCGTTGGAATAGGACGCACTCTCCGCACGGACGTTTCCTGTCCCGTTGATGTGTCCGGCGCTAGGCATGTACGAAATGGACGGGATGTAGAGTAGCGTTCCGATGTTACCGACAATTTCTTCGGCCATTCCGCCTGGATGTCGGTCCATCCCCCAATTGAAGGCATTCGGCCAAATCTCCTTGACATTGATGGTGTTGACCGAGCCATACATATCGTTTGCGTAATGGACGTAGTATTTGAAGCCACCCGACGGGGCGGCCCTCAAGAGACGAGGGACGGACAGGATGTCCCTGTTGTCCTTCATCATCGGGACCATCTTTACACCGTTGTACTCTATCGTCATGCTCCGGCCCCTAGAAGATGTAAATAGTGTCCGCGGCTGGCGTGCTTCCCGGATTTTGGATGGCGAGATTGTAGCCATTCCATTTCAGCGAATTCCCCACGGTGACGTTGCCGGAGTCCACGTCCTTGTAGAAAGCCACCCCGTCATAGCGGTAAGATGTCACGAGGTTCTTGGTCGTGCCGACTGTAGCCCCTGCGGCATAGGTGGAGGTACCCGACGGCGTTGTAGCCGGGACCGAGCTGTTGTCGTAGCCAACCTTGACGATGTGGCCGGACGTGCCAGCGACGTCGCCACGCCCGGCATCCTTCAAGGCTACCGCCACGTCCACTCCACTTGCAGCGCCGAAACTGCCGTCGTTCTTGACATACACGGGCGTGTTCGCATCGCCTACAGCCGTACCGATTTGCGCTCTCGGATACACGTACGGCTTAACCATCGTCATCGTGTTAGAATTGAAATCGTTCGTATCCCATTTGAATGACCAATTGAATTTCCTCGCACCGTTCAGCGGTAATACCTTGACTTCCGTATAGTTGAACGTCATTAACGTGGTAGATGTCGGACCGCCACTCACAAATCCAAGGAGCATTTGCTTAGTCGTCGCTGATACTTGTTGCATGATAAGTACAGGACATACGCTGTTGAGGTTCCAGTTGTTGGAGGACAAGACCTGCAGACGGTAATACGACCTTGCATCACCTTGCGCAGAGGCGTTGAACAGCATCGTAATGGAGCCACCGGACACGCCTGCGGAATACAGACGAGCCTCAATTATTGCGGTAGCGCTAACGTGGGTATAGTCTGCCTCCCTGTCAAGTGAATAGCCGAACATGAACCTTTTCATTCCGCGCAAAGTTTCCGTAGCACCGAAGTTCTTTGCGAAAAGACCGTTCACGGCACCAGTCAGCGAGGAGTACCCGTTCTCGTCCGTTCGGACTACCCAGCCCTTCGTATCATTGTCGACGTCGTTGTTAGTATTAGCATACGCTTTCTCGGAATAAACACCGTGGTTTTGACCGCCGTCGCCAACTCCGAACCATCCTGTCGTACCTGTATCAGTGCGCGACGTGACAAACTTCGTGTCGCCTTGGTTCGCACCCTTGGAAATGGTGAGGTTGCCGGACATGGTGTCGCCCGACTTGTTGACCTTACCGCTGATGTCTGGTATCTGCGACGTGAGAGCGGCTTCAAGCGTAGTTCCTACGGCAGGTGCACTTCCACGAGTCCAAGTCAGTGCACGCACCTTCAGAAGGTCCGACTCGTTCGCAAAGGTCTTAAACCGAAGATTGCTGTTGTAAGCACCAACGCAATGGTAAATAACGCTGTCCTTGTTGATGATTACCCACTTTCCGGCATTGTACGCGGCAAGTGCGTTGTCGAAGTCGGTGGTGGATGTGCTACCCGTCCCGCAGTCGTAGACGAGCTGGGTGCCCGAGGGAATCGTAGGAAGAGTCAGCTTGACATCGGCTCCGTTCTGCGTACCGATTTTTGTGGCGGATCCGGAGACGAGCGTCGTGTTCCCCGATGACTTGAAGTAAGTGGCGCTGATGGCGTTGCCGTCCGAGTCTTGGGTCGCCTTCGTAGCCGTCGCGGCGTTGCCCGTGTAGCCCGTGGTGGAGAGCCCGAGAACAGACGAAATCTTGTCCTTGATGTAGTTCCATACGGTCAAGAATGTCACTTGGCCGAACGATGCACTACCACCCGTATCCCGACGAATCAGCTTAACTCCATCAGTGGGGTTTGCCGACCATTCTGGCAAGGCAGAAAGCATGTTGTTTGCCGCGGCATTCGGAGTATGCTCTTGTAAAGCGGAAGTTCCGTTGCCGACGAGGTAGTTGCCAGCAGTGACGGAGGTCTTCCCTGTGCCGCCGTTGGCCACTCCGAGCGTTCCGGTGGTCTTGATGTTGGTTACATCTGCGGAACCATTGAAGGACGTGTCAGTGCTTGTATTGGAGAGCGAAACGGCCAGCTTGCGGGCAGTGGAAAGTTTATCGGATACTGCGGAGTGCGTTGTGTATGTCGCAGTCTTTTGCACAACGTATCCGCTAGGTATATAAGTCAGCCCAGTTGGTGCAAGATTCTGTACGTAAGTCAACAGAAGTGGCCTTGCACTGTATGCTGTACTTGCCGTTACTCTTGTATAGAATCTTCCGAAATATTCTATAGTTCCTGCAGGCCATCCAGCAACATATCGCATGGCAAGGAAGTATTTAGGAGATGTCGTTGTTGGCCCTACTGACAAATAATACGAGCTATTTGTGTGGACGATAAGCTTTGTCGCTCCTGCAGGAACGTCAATGTAGCCATCGAAATTTGTACCGGACGCATTTCCTAAAACATTGAAAGACTCGTCAACAAAGATATACGCTTTTATATCCGAAAGTCCGTAGCCACTTGGATTATAAAAGCCTCCATTAAAAAAGAAACTCGAATGCCCGTCACAACTAATTATTGCGAATTTCGACCTTGTTCTTGTTGAGTCGAGAGTGGCTACGTTGTTTGTTATTACGTAGGCTCCTGCGGTATACGTAGGTTCGAGTCTATCAAAATCTTCTTTGACAAGAACAGGATATGCGTTGTCATCATCGCTTTGTAGAATAATATTTGAGCTGGCAGTATTGTAGCCAATCATCGCACATACACGAGCATACTTACACCCTGCATTTCCACCATCTCTGATTAGAGATACATCCCCGAAAAAAACGCTTCGTTCATTCTGATTTACTATAGTCCCATCAAAAAATTCTGTAACATCGTAGAGCTTTACAAGCCCACTGAACTCGGCGGTAGGCGCCGAAATACACTGATAGTAGGCGTTTGAATTTTGTAGGTAGGATGGGCCTTTATTCTTGAACCAATTTTTATCATCAAGTGCGGATTTTACTCCTCCGCTCGTCACGGCATTTGTGCTGTTGGCCGTTGGCGTGGTGTCCATCGTCGTAGCGGTTGCAGAAATTTTCCCGTCCGTTTCCGAAATCGCGGAGATGTACTTGCCATTCCCTCCTACCGACGAAACATCCAAACCACCTATTGCGTTGGTCACGGTACTTACGGTTGCCGCCTTGTTGGTCGAGGCGTTGTAAGTTCCATCAAACGCAAGCGTAGCCTGCTTACCATCCAAACTATCCTTGACCAGCTTTTCGCTCGGGTACTTGGTGTCGGAGGGAGTGCTACCCCATGCAGTCACCCTGTCGGCTACGGGCTGTTTCGTGGAATCGCGGAGGTTGAACACCTCCCCGTCATCGTCCACAATCTTGTTCAGTTCATGCTCTGCCATTAGGTCGTTGTCCCGAATTTCTTGGTGAACACAAGCGCGTTGTCGCTTGCGCGGTAGTTGATGTCAAACTTGCGCTCGGCCTTGTCCGTGCCGAGGAACTGATATTGCGTGCCGTCGTAGATGAAGTAGGCGATGTCTCCGGCAAGCACCCTCTTTGCGGTGGTTGCCGTCACTGCCGCGCCATCAATGAAGATGCTCCTTGCGCCCTTGCTGTTGATGTTCATCGTCGCGGACGCGCACAGGCCATACGTGAACTTGACGGCCACGATGCCTCCCGTCACGAGGGTGTAGCCCGAGAGCGTGACCGCCTTTGCGGCTGTCGCTTCTGCGGTAGCGCAAGTGCCGTAGCCCTGCCCGAGCGATGCGTTGGTGTAGGTGTGGTCATCGTTCAGCCAGCCCACCATCTGCCACGCGGAGCCATCGTAGACGAGGTGTACGACCGATCCGGCTTTCCACGAGTTCGCTTCTGTGGTGCCGGGAGTCGTTGTCCCGTAGCGGTAGATGCTCTTGGCCGTGGAGCTGTTGACTGAAAGCGTGGGGCTGGATGCGGAGTTGCTGTTCGCGAACTTGACGAACACGGACGCGCCCTTCGCGAGAGTGAACGACATGGAATCGTCCAGCGTCACCGTCTTCGCGGCTGTCGCCGCCGCTGTCGAGCATGATCCGAAATGGTGGATGTTTGCGGAGCCGTCAAACGACACGCCGTCAACGTTCCTAGCCGTCGTGAGCTTGGTCGCCTCAAGTACGGACAGGTTGCTTTCGTTCTTGCCGCTGTCCGTGAGGTTCCCGTTGGCATCCAACGCGGCGAAGTTCCCTTCCGTGGCCCCGCTCACCTTGTCGGCCTTGCCGTCAAGTGAATCCTTGACCAGCTTTTCGCTCGGATAGTGGGTGTCGTCCGGAGTCGCCTGGAACGACGAGACCTTGTTGTTCTTGTTCTCGGTGTTGTCGGTGGTGATGCTCACGCCGGAAATCTTGCCGTCGGCTTCCGTCACCTTGACCTGCACGTTGGTGCCGTCGGTGGAGGTCTTTTCCGCGTCCAGCGCATTGATGGCATCGCGCACGGCCTTTTCGGATGCCGCCTTGTTGTTCTCGGACGATACCGTGGCCCCGATGCTACCCGCCAGCTGGACTACGCCCTGCTGTGACGTGGTAGCGGACTGGATGGTTTTCTTCGTCGCGGTGATGTCGCCGTTGGAATCCTGCGAGATTGTGGCGATGGCCGTGAGTGTCGTACCGCTTGCGGTCGGGTCGGTCTTTGCCGTCTGCTTGAGCTTGTAGTTGCCTTCGGAGGTCTGCCAAACCGCAGTCACGGGGTTCGTGCTCGTGTCCTTCCACAGGACGAGTTCTTGGTCTGCGACCACAGCGAGGGACTGACCGTTGAACGTGATTGTCCCGGCGTCCGCAGTGATTACTCGGTCGCCGTTGTTGAGGTTCGCCACCGTCCAGCTGTTGATGGTCGCGACAGTCTGCACTCCGCGATACTTGCCCTCGCCAGCGGCTATGGCGTCAACGTAGTCCTTGACCTGCGCGTGGGTGGCGAGCACCCCGTCGTTGTCCTGCACGGCACCGCCCTTGGCGGCATCGGCAATCTTGTCCAGCGTCACGGCCTTGTCGTTGATTTTGTCCGTCGTGACGGCAGAATCGTCAATCTTGGAGGTCGTGACCTTCTTGGCCCCGATGGTCGTGGAGATTGAAGGGTCGGACGTGAAGTCGGTGGTAGCGGATCCGCTCACGTCGCCCGTGAGCGAAATCTGCACTTGGTCTTCAAGGCCCTTAGCCTTGATAAGGTACTCGTCGCCGTTGTCGTCTACAATCTTGGAAAGGTTGCGCTGTGCCATGGTTGATTATCCCTCCGTGTCGCTTTCGGCGGTAGGCCCGCGACGGTAGAATTTCAAGGTGTTGGTCCCGCTGGGCTTCATCTGTATGCCCACCTCGGATTCGTCAATTTTTGTGGTGCCGCCCACATCGGAATCGCGCACCATGTAGGCGTTGTCGTATTCCGCGTTCGGGAGGTCCTTGATGCGTACCGCATCAACGGGTACTCCCTGCCATTCGGTCTCGATGGTCGGGATGTTCGGGACTTCCGAGCCCTGCAACTTGACGCGCACGGGTACACTCTGCGGAGTGACGATGATGTTGCCGAGGTTGTCGGCAAGCAGGACTTCCCTCTCCACGTTGCTGTCGTTGGCAACTACCAGCAGAATCTTGCGGTCTTCCTCGTTCTCGGCATACGTCCCGAGAAGGATTCCGTCTCCCGTGTCAATCGCGGCACCGGGCAGTCCCAGCACTCCGGCAGGGGCGAGCTTTTTCACTTGGGCGCGTGTGAGCTGGTTTCCCCCGTCCGTCCACGTCCATGCTCCGTCCACCCAGCGGTAGCATGGGCCGTCGTAGACGAAAAACGTGGCGGGAGCCTCGTCCATATACTGCGGCTGCGAGTCACCGGACAAAAGCGCTGCGGGGTAGATTACGCCATCCGGCGTTCCCGCGCCCTGCATTCCCGTAGCGGCCACGAACCGGGTAAAAAAGCTGCTGTCCGTCTCGTCCGGGTTCCTTTTCAGGTTGACGAGTCCCGCAAGCCAATCGAGCTTGTAGCCCGTCGGCTGCTCCGTACGGAAATCGAGCACCTTGGAAAGCTCGTCCACGGCGTCCTCGCTCTTCTGCAGCTGGTCCACAACCGCCTTTAGGATGGCCTGCCATTTTTCGGAATCCTTGTATTGCTCAAGGATGGACGGCTCGACGGTCGTCCCGAAATGGTCGGCTATGTGTTGAAGCTCGGTGGACATGCTACGAATTGACCTCTACGCCGATGGCGGAAATCGTCGCGATTTCCTGGGAGCTGATTTCAATCTTGTCGGAGGACCATACGCCGCCAACCTTGCGGAGCGTGATTTCGGCGCTCTCGATGCCGGGAACCGTGAGGATCGGGGTGTAGAGCCTTTCGGGAATCACGTCCTTGCCGGGAATGTACTCGGCCTTTGCCCAGCCGCCCGTACCCGTGGCCCATCCGGCGATGGCGTCCTTGACGGCCTGGATTCCTCCCGGTTCGGGGAAGGTTTCCTCCTTGTAGAGGTTCAAGGCCACGGAGATTTCGATTTGGACCTGTGTCGGCATGGAAATTTTCACTTCATGGGAAAGCCCCGCACGGTCCTTCGCGTTTCCGGACATGTTGCCGTCCGACCTTATCCCTGCAGGCTTGCAATTCCAAATCAGCTGCGCGACGTAATCGTCCGCGTCAGGGATTTCGCCAGCCTCTACCTTCGCCTCGATGGCCTCGTAGACCGCGTTCGGGACGACGAGCCAGAACGAGTGTCCCGGAATGCCGTCGTCGTTCGTTGTCGGCTCGTCGTTGACCTTCAACGCGATACTCGTGCCGAGGAAGTCCTGCAGGTAGGTAAGCATCCCGTCGTAGGTGGCGTATCCGGTGGTGGTCGCGGCGTCCATGCGGGAGCGCAGTTCGGCGTCGGTCTCGCCCTCGTTGCGCTCGATGCCGAGCAGCATTGCGAGGTAGTCGAGGAAAACGCCGCTGGCCTGGTCGCGGTTCATCATCGTGGTAACGACCTGGATGGCCTCCATGACGGAATTGACCGTCTTGGCTTCAAGGTCGATGTGGTGTCCGTCGGGGCTCGTCGGGGAATCGTCGAGCTCGGAACCGAACGTAGACTCCCACGCGGTTTTCAGTTCCCTGCGGACGTCCTGGAAACCCTTAAAGCGGATGCCGTTAGCTGTAAATTCGAAAAATTGGGACATATCCTAGAACTCTCCCTTGATGGACTCCCCGTTCGCGAGCGTCACCCTGTAACGCCCGGAGAGGTTGCGCCCGTCGATTTCCACCATCATGTCGTCCACGGACGCCACGCCGTCGATTTCGCGAATCTTGTCCTTGGCCTCCTCGCCGATTTCGTCGGCGAAAAGGACCGAGTTTCCGAGGACCTTGTCGAACCAGGGAACCCCCGCATTGTAGTCGGTGAAGCATTCGCCCTGGGACGTCCGGAGGACCGTACCGACGAGCCTCTTGGTGCGTTCGCGCATCGACGTGGCGCGGGCCACATGCCCGTTCTCGTCGAGGAAGATGTCGTTGTTTGTATCGAGCAGCCGTCCGTTCATATACGGACTTAATTTAGGCTGCACCGCCCACCGGAAGTGGAAATCGTGAAATTCTTATAAATAAAGGCTTTCTATCCGCGTTTCCGAATCTCGAAATCCACGGAATTGACCAGCGTTCCGGTATTTATCAGCGGGCGCTCACCGCCTTTCGGCTCCGCGTGGAACGGCTTCCCGTTGACCGGATTAGTCATCCAGCCGCCCGTCTTCGTGAACGGGGCGTTCGGGGCGTACTCGTTGGAATCCTTGATAGCTCTCTGCAGCTGGCCCTTCGCAACCACGCCGAGAAAATCCATGTTCACGTCCTCTTTCTCGCCCTGCCGGAGCACTTGGTCTGCGACGGCTCTATTCAATGGCTTCCAATGCTTCTCGTTGAGCACCTGGACAAAGTTTCTCGCCGGAATCCTTCCGTATTCCCTGCCGTCCCGTGTCGTTCCGCCTTCCCTGCCATAACATAGCGTCTTTGCAATCGTCGCGAGGCTTGCCGTCAAACGTCCAGGCCCGATAAAGTTCTCGTCGAAATTCGAAACAAACTCCGGTTTCCGTTTACGGCGCCCGTTTTTCCCTACGTTCATTGCGTTTATGGCAAGGGCCTTGCCCTTTGCCATCGCCCGAGGCTGTTCCTTTGCATCGTTGGCCCAGCCGACAACGACCTCGGTTGAGGAGAGCTGTCTTGCGCGGCGCTCCATGGCCTTTAAACTCTTTGCGAACTTGCTGATTGCGGACATATCGACATAAAAAGTAGGCCATTTAGGCGACAAATTGCCCAAATCGTGAAATTCTTTGGAATTCGCGGTTGCTTTTCGCCCATTTTGGGGTTATATTTATACGGAAGGGGGTATCCAAGATGCCGAACGAAGAATACTGCAAGATGTTACAGCTTGTGGATTCCTGGTCGAAGCACGACAAGGAATACTTGTGGGAATCGTCGCTGAAGGACGATGCCCCCCTCTACGTGCATACCGCCCTGATGGAAATCAAGCGTTTCCGCAACGAGGCGCGTGCCGAAGGGCGAGTCATCTAGGCGCCGACATTGGCCCCGAAATCGGTATTGTACCGTTCCCTTACCAGTTTGTAGATTTCCTTAGACAGCGGATTAGCCTTGTCTCGATTCTCGACCACATCACCGAAGGACTCGGCTATCGTCTCCATGTAGTCGTAGCTCATGTCGGCGTATCCGCTAATAGCCTTTCGCATCTTCAGAAGCTCGGAATAGTCCGTCACATCGTGTCCGGCCACCTTGTTAGCCGCATTCTTCGTGATTTCCCTTGCTATGGCTTCTACATTTGAACCGCCGTACCCTAGACGGCCCTTTTCCTTCTTTGCAAGCCAGAAATTCACGATATGCCCCATCTCGTGCGCTCCGGATTGACGAGTTCCAAAACGTGCAGGATGGAAGTCGTCCTGTTTGAGCTCCTTTGCCTTGGAGTCATCGCGAAGATACATGTTGTTCATCTCGATATAGAACGGGTTGTCGCCCTTCCAGCATGCAGCCATGATGAATCTACCGTCAGACTTCTTGACTATTTCGCCTATCTTGGCTTCGGGGAATGCGCCCATGACCACATCCACGCCCTGGAAGGCCTTCTTCAACTTTTCGACGTTGCACGTACTGAAAGACGATGAAATCTTGACGCCGTGCTTCTTGGCCATGTAGTTCATGATTTCCTTCGAGGTCTTGAGAGAATCGAATTTTGTGTCGAACTTGAACTCGGCATACTTGCCGGACGCGGTCGTTTCTTGCTCCGGAATCGCGGGCTTCTCTTCGGTGAGCTCCTGCGTGACTCCCTGCTGCGGCCCCTTCGGCCTCTCCGCCTCGTAATCGTCCTCGTACTCCGGCACGTACGGAAGAGCCGTACAGCGGCAGCGGAAATCGGTTCCGGGGGCGCCCTTGTAGGCGTTTCCTGGACGTGGTTTCCTCACCAGCTTGCGCTTGCCCGTGTTCGGGTCGGTCTCCCACACGTAGTAGTGGTCGTCGTCGCCCCACTTGCAAATCTTTCCGTCCATGACGGCGTGGCTCTCGCGTGTGCGACCGTCCATGGCCGCGCTCCACTCGTAGTATTGTATCCCGGCGGATTCGCTCTGGTTACGTGCGATGGCCGTGTTCAGCTTGCCGACTTCCGTTGTCGCGATCAGCTCGGCCTTGCTCCTGGAAAATTCCTTGCAAGTGTTCTGTATGTCTTTCGTAAGGTCTCGGATGTTGCGGCCACCGAGGACCCCGTCAGAAACCACCCCGGCAACCTTCTTGCGCATCTCCTCGTTCGTGGACTTGCAGAGGTTCACGAAATTTTCGCTCCAAGTGTTCAGTATGACTTCGCGCTGTTCGCTTCCGCCGGGGAAATAGCGCTCACCAACCGCCAATTCGGAGAAGTTGGCGAAAGCCTTCATGTTGAACAGGGACACTTCCTCGGCAACCCTCTGCACCTTCTCGTCGAATCCCTGCGGGACTGCACCCGGAACGTTGTAGACGCCCTGGACACCGCTTACCATGGCGGCGTTCTGCAACTTGTAGGCGTATTCACCAAGCTCTTCGCGTAAGAGCTCCTGCGTCTGCAGCTCTACATGTGAAGGATAGAATTTTTGCGGGGAAACCTTCGGACGGTTCCCCTTCTTCTTCAAGTGTAGTTTCTTGAGGGTGTCAACGAATTCGGGAAAATCGGGCATAATTCTTCGGATTGAAAATAAAAACGCCTCCCCGAAGAGAGGCGAATGTTGGAAATTCTTGTAAATCGGATAGTTCTGGATTACCTAACAGTCAATGATCCCTTCAATCTGCGGGACGCCAAGTCATCCAGTTTACGGGCCGACTTGTCAATTTCGGTCAAAAGGTCCAATCCAATACGGTCATTTCCTATCCATGCACCTTGTGCGTTCTTTACAGACGACAAAATAGTCGTCATTGCAGATTTTACCTTCTTCCAGTCAACATTATAGGCATTTTCCTTTTTACGATTTTCAATCCTTTGTACGGCCTTATCGACAGGAGGAACCTTTTGCTTACTGGAATAAGAAAAAGCCTTATTCAATCCTTTTATGTCCTTGCCGGAAAACGGACCAAAAGCCCCCATTTGTTCAAGGGACTTGTCCATCGCGTATTTTTCCTGTATTTTCTTCAAATCCGCCATAGTTTCTCCTACTTCGCCTTTATTCCCATAGTGGAAAGTTTGTTACGCACTGCGTTCATGAGCGCTTCCCGGTCACTTGCGCTGTATCCGTATGCGCTGGAGCCGAACGGTTTCTTGTCCCAATTACCGCTATTGTAGACCATGAAGCGCTCGGATACCTTCTTGTTCCCCTTCGTAAAGGAAACGCTTCCGCTGATTCCGTCCGGCTCTTTTTTAGTCGTTACGGAAAGAACCTTCAAGGGCGCCTTCGGGTCGATTTCCTTCTTGCTGATTCCGAGGTCGTATGCGTCGATGCAATACTTCGCTTTTAATTCATTCAGGTTCATAATTACCTCTTTTCAACCATCCAACCGTTCTTCCGTGCGAAGGATTCCGCTTCGGATGCGGTCTTGAACGGAGTCTTGGAAAGTTTCTGCCCGGACGTGTTGAAAACGGCGAAGAATTTTCCGTCCTTGCCGACGTAAACTTTGGAAGGCTTGCCGTATTGCGGGAGCGTCATAGCGCGACCTTTGCGGGTTGTTGCAAGTCGCTTCTCAACGTTAGTCTGGAACTTGAAATTGGGGTTCACGACTCCGGCGCCTACGGCGTCGGATTGGTACTTATTGCGGATTCCGTCCACAGCGTCGCTTGCAAAATCGTCGGCGGAGTCCTTCTTCAACAGCATATTTTCGAACTCAGGATAGCTCCTTAATCCTTCACTAGCTAGTTTTCCGGCCATAACGTTTATTCTTTGCAAGCCTACCAATTGCGTACCGCCGGATCTCGGAGTCATCGCGACAACATTTGGATTGAAATATTCGATTTTAAGCACGTCCTTGCCTTTGAGCTTCTTATTAGGACCATTGCCATTAAACCTTATCATTATGGTATTGCCCTTCTTCACTTTTTGCCAAGCCGCTGCTGGAGAAAGCCATTCCTTGAAGACCTTCTCCATAGTCAGGCGTTCAGTGCCTTTTTCATTACCACTGATTTTAATTCCCATTGCAGCGTCCATCGCGTACTTTTGGCGGATCTCGTCCACGGAGTCAATGTTCTTTTGGGCAAGTTCCCTAGTACCGTTGTAAGAAGGAACCTTGTTGTAGTACGTTTCGTAAGAGCGACCGTTCTGGTCTACAATCTGGCACTTGTACCAGTTCTTCTTGAACTTTTTGGACTCCTGCTCGGCAAGCCGGGTCGCGATGGACGTGGAAATCGTGTCGGGGGCCTTGATTTTGGAAATCAGTTTCCCGTTCCTGGTGAACACCTGGAAAAAGAACTTCTTGTCGTCCTGGGCGTCCGTGGAAACATCGGAGTCCTTGAACTTTGCTCCGTGCAAAGGTGCGCTGAAGTTACGCAAGAGCTTCAACGGTCCCGCATTGACGGAATGGTACAGCTTAACGTCCTTATAACCGTGGGATACAAGGTCGAATGCGGTATTCTGGGCATCGGTATAGCCACCGATAACTCTTTCGTACTTGCTGCCGTTAGGAGCCACAGCCTTCACGATGTGGGCCTGCGCCTGCGAAGGCTTGTTCTTGCGAACCCATTCCTTCCATTGCGCGAAGGTTCTTCCCTCATCACATTGATACTTGTTTCGGATGTCTTCGAGGTTCATTTTTTACCCGTTTTGAATGTTTTTTCGGCAATAATCTAATCCAGGACAATCCACAAACGGGCTATCCGTAAAATTCTTACAAATAGGCTATTACGATAGCCCGCCCGTGTGCGCCGTATCGCCGCCCTTGAGCGAAATAGCGCTCAAGTTCATCTGCGCCGATGCGGTCCCCTGCACCTTGATTTCCTCCGGCAACGCCGTCACGGTCACCTCGGCCCCGCGAACGTAGGTGTCGATGGCGTCCGCCAGTTCGTCAGCTGCGGTTTCCGCCGCAGTTTCCGGGTCTCTTTGAGCCGAGAATATCGCTTTTAAGGCCGTTTTAAGGCCGCTTTTGTCAAGAGCCATGGGTTTACCCTCCTGCAATCGGTGTAGGCGTGCTTGCTGCGCCAGGAGCGGCTGTCGGGTGCATGTGGAGCTGCAGGCTGGTTCCGCCCGTGTCGATGACCTGCCCTCCGGTCTCCGTTACTCCGGCCTGGACGTCGTCCGTGGCCTGCACCTTGCCCCTTACGAGCAAATCCGCCGCGCTCACTACCCTTTTCCCGGTGGCGGGGACCATTTCGATGTCGCCGTCCTCGGTCACGCGGATTTTCGCTGCCCCCTCTGCCTTCTTGCTGGCGATGAACGGCACCGCCACGAAGTCGGAGAGGGTAAGCCCGCTGCTACTCTCCGGAACTACATCGTCGGAGTAGTCCTTCTTCCAAAGTTCGGAATCGCGGGAAAATGCCACGAGCAACACCTGGTCGCCTTCCTTGGACGGGAAGGTAATCTCGGCGTTCGCCCCGCCTAGTTTCATGAGCGGGATTTTCGGTATTTCCAAGTTTTGAATGTCGATGACGCCGTTCGGGGCCACCTTTCGGATGCAGGTCTTGCAGTCCACCACGCCGTCGCCGACCTTGGTAATCACGCCAGGAATGGCCGTCTCTATGTTTTCAAGTTCCATTCGCTACCCCTTCGTGAGCTTCTCGCCGATGGTGTACTCCCATGCACGGCCCGTCACGTTGTACGGAGTCCCTGCGAAATTGCCGCCCTGGTATTTCAGCTCCTTGATGTAGAACGTTCCGACCACCGAAATGTGGTCGTCCTTGCGCTTGCGGGCGTCGATGTGGACCGGGGTGAGCACATGCAGGCCCGGATGCAGGATGCACTCGAAGTCCACCTCGTTCTTCGGCTGTATTGCGGGCTTTTTCGTCAATTTTTCGTATTGCTCTTTTTGGTCGGGGTCCTTCAAGTCAAAATCAGAAAGGTCCTTTAAACCCAAATAGTATTCGCGGTTGTCGTTAAAGGCGTCCTCCGTGCTCTGGTACGTCTCGTCGCGGACGGCGGTGGCCTTGATAAGACCGCAGCCGTAGTTCAGCTCCACGGTCGTGAAGTCGATGGAGTTGTTCTCGTAGTAAATCATCTCGTTGTTCGAGATGATCATGTGGCCGCCGAGCGCATGGAGTTTGCGGGTTGTAAACTCTTTCATTGCGGCACGGATGTTGCCGTTGATGAGGTACGCGGCGTCCAGCTTGTGCTTTTTCAGTTTTTCGGCCCCCGTGAGCGCCACGCCGACGTAGTCCGCGATAGCCTTCATCACGTCGTAGTAGGTCTTGCCTTCCTCGATGACGGCGGTAACGTAGGTGCGCTGCAGCGGGTACTGCGCCCCGCGCTGCGACTTGCAGACGAGCACGAGCTTGGTCGTTTCGGCGCCGTCGTCCTCGGGGTACGCCATCGCGATTTGGCCCACGAAGATGGTGGCCATGTCCTCGTCGGTGTACCCGGCGCGGAAAATAACCGAGCATCCAGCCGTCATTATTTCTTGGATGGTGTCGTCGTTCGGGTTGTAGATAGTGAAGGTGGCGGAGTCCTTGTAATACTCCGTCGAGCAAGTAATTTCGAATTCGTAGTCCAGGTCGTCGACGAGGTATCCTTCCTGCTTGGCCTTGGCGTCGGTACCGACGTAGGCCTTCGCGGCGTCCTTGAAAACGCCGATGAACAGCTCCGTCTTGCGCTCAAACGCCATCAAACGCCTCCCACTCGTCATGGGTGCCGAAAACCAGGCGCCAGTCGGTGCCGAGGTTGTCGTAGGTCACGGGATCCTGGCAGAGCTTGTTGAATTTCAGCACCCGGAAATCCCCCGCGAGGCCCGTCTTGTTGGACCCGCCCAAAAGGGGAGAATTCTCGACGAGGCGGACGGAGTCGTTCTCGCCCGTGGACGTCTTGAAATCGCAAAACCATGAATTTACGCGGCTGTTCCAGGTCATGCGGAACTCGCAGACGAGTTCGCCGAGGTTGACGGAGAAGTTCTGCCGCGACGAAATGGACGGAGAAAACGGGATAATCTTCATTTAGATGACCTCCGGATTGATTGCCATCTTCATCTGGTCCGCCTCGATTTCCTCGGCGGTGCGCTTGCCCGCGTTCTTCTCGGCGGCAATCAGCTTGTCGTTAGCCGTCACGAGCGATTCCGGCTGGAAGTTGTACGTGCCTGTCGTTGCCTTGAGCGAGACGGTCTTCAGTTCCCGGAGCGTCATCGTGAAGCGGATGCTGGACCCGCTTTTGGAGTCCCGGTCGTAGTCGATGGCCGTTATTACCATTTGAGGGTAAATTTCGAGGGAGCAGACGAGGCGCACGGGTTTCCGGAGGTCCGCGAGGTGCTTCAAGGCGTCGAACTTCGCGAGGGCCGTATTCGTCACGGTCGGCTTGACCTCGGTCGTTGCGTACTCGTCCTTGAAGGTCACCTTGTTTACTTCCTCCAATTTGCGCATCGGGTGGTTCGTGAACATTCCCTCGATGGTAACCTCGCGCAATTCCCTGTGGACGTGGTCGCTGATTGTGGCGCCGTCCTGCAGCGGGTGTTCCGAAACACGGAACTTGAGGGAGTGCTTTTCGGAAATAAACAGGTTGAACGGCATGGCCTCGAGTTTCGTCTTGCCGCTTGTGAGCATGTCGCTGACGTTTTTCGACGTCTTGTCGTAGAAGATGCCCATCCCTTCCTCGCGCCAAAAGAGCGAAGCCGGGACGGACTGCGCCTTCTTGGGGCGCGCATCCTGGAAATATTCTACCGCCTTTTCAATGTACCCAATCATGCCTTACATTGCCCCCACTGCGATTGTGTTCTTGTCCTTGCGCATGGCCTGCTCGATGGCCGCACGCACCGAGAAGTTCAGCAGCATGCCGATTTTCTCGACCTCTGCGGCCACGTTGACCTTCTGCTCGATGTTCGTATTGTTGAAGGTCTGGTGGATTTCGGTCTTGCCTTTCGTCATTTCCTTCGCGGTCTTCGCTGCGGTCGCCGCCTGGTCATCGAATTTCCAGCCGTACATCTCGTCCTTGATGTAGGACGGAAGGACGCCGCCCGTCCATTCCATGTAATCCTTGACGGCTTCCTGGTATTCGCGGTAGCGCTGCCCGCCGAGTGCGCCTGCGCCGCCGCCAGCGCCCTTGTATTTCCATTGTTTCCTGGCGTTCATCATCTTGTTGAACGCGGCGTTCTTCTCGCCCTCGTTCTGCTTGAATTCTTCTTCCTTTTTTTTCTGCTTGTAGAGGTCAACCATTGCCGTCGCGGCCTGGAACACCTTCTCGAGACCCCAAATGGCCGCCGTGAACAGCAGCGCCTGCGCCGTGGCGCCCTTGAGCGCGTTGTTGAGACCGGATCGGCCCAGCTCGGCTGCGGACTTTACCATTTCGACGCGGGTCATTCTTAGCTCGGTGCGCAATTTCATGAAATCGGCGGCGGTCTTTTTCAGCTCGATACCGACGGAAACAATCTGCGTCCGGAAACCCATCACCTTGTTAATCGCGAAGGCCGTGCCGAGGGCGATGATGGCTTCCTTGAACCCGACAAACTTGAACAGGACCTCGTCGACGACGCCAAGGAGCTCGAACCCGAACTCCACAATCTCCGGAAGGACTGCCGCGACGTGCTCCCCGATTTCGAATAGGGAGTCGAGGTTAGACGCGAAGGAGTCGGCCATCGTAGTGAACATGTCGCCGATGCGGTCAAAGAACGCCTCGATGGTGGGCATCTTTTCCTCGATGGCGAGGACGAGCCCGTTGAACACCGGGTAGAGCCTCTTTCCTACGTTCTCGCGGAGGTCGCCGAGGGCGTTGTTGAAGCGGATGAGCGCGGAAGAATCCAGGCTGTTTACCGTATCGGAAAGTCCGGCCCAATCCCCGAGGGATTCCTTGAGGGCGTCCACGCGCATCTGCTCCGTGACGCCGCCAGCCTTCCTCGCCTGCTTCAATAGTTCCGCGTCGAGGACGTCGCCGTACTTCTTCTTTTCCCTGGCGCCCCAAACGCCGCCGTTTTCGGCGAGGGCGTCGAGCGCTTCGAGCTTGGACGTGTCGAAGCCCTTACGGCGCATCGCCATGTAGTTGCCGTCGTAGGCCATGCCGAGGCCCGTGGCGAGGCTTTCCATCATTTCCGGGGAAACCTCCCCTCCGCCCGTCATGCCAGCCGCGTAATCGGTCAGCAGCGCCATCATCGACCGGAGCGAGTCGGCGCTCTTGACGTAGGTCGCGAGTTCCCCGGCGCCACGGATCATGGCCTCGTCGCCGTAGATGCTCCTGCCCTGGATTTCTGCGGCGTAGTCCTTGATGTTTTGGAACTGCGAAAGGGTGCCGCGATTCTTCATCACGCCCTTCAGCTGGTTCTCGGCGCGTTCCTGGGTCGCGAATGCGTCCATCGACTGCATGCCGAAAGCCCATACACGTTCAGCGCCGGAGCGGATGGCCGTGAAGGAGAGGTAGTATTTCGCGATGTCCTTGAGGCGTTCCCCGAATTCGCCCATCGTGCCGATACCGCGCTGGAAGGAGTCGTTCAGGTCGTCGACGGAGTCGGCCATCTTGTCGGTGGCTGCGGTGGATTCCTTTACGTCGTCCTCGAAGGAGTCGAAGCGGGAGTCGATGCGCTGGAGCAACGATTCGAGCTTGACGAGGAACTCCGCGTTCCCGCCGAACTTGAAATCAAGATTGAAAACCTCGGACATCGCCATAGTTGCTATACCTTCCCTTTTTTCTTTCCCTGCTCAAGAATCGCCTCGGCCTCGTCCTCGGCCTCCGATTCATCTTGTTTCTTTAGGTCGTAGTACGGCGACCAAATCCGCTTGTAGTCGTTCTGCATCGAGAGGTAGGCATCCGCCTTGCGCATCTCGCCGAGCGTCCACGAATCCACCTCCTTCAGCGAAAGCCGTAAATTACAAACGAGGCGCCAGAACAGCGCCTCGGTTATCATCTCGTCCGATAGAGTCCCGACAACGCCCAACCCGTCCGAGTCGCTCTTGTCGTCTTCCATCATTTTTTGGACGACACGGTTTTCGTAATTCAGGCGCCAGTGTTCACGACTTTCGCTTTCTTGAAAGGGGTGAGCTCGTATGCCTCCCAGATTTGGATGAGCAGGCCGTAGAAGCCGTCGAGGTCGCCCACGAAAAAGTCGTAGACGTTCTCGGGCGTGACCTTCACGTTCTGTTCGCCCTCGTTGCCGACACGGACCACCTCTACCAGAGTCTGTTCCACGATTTCGTCGAACTTGTAGTCCTCCATTTCCGCGAACGCGTGGAGAATCATCATCCCCATGTCGTTCTTGTCCTTTGCGACATCGCGGAATTGGTACGCCAGGTCCGTGACCTTGCGGTCAAGGTGGCAGGCCTGCCGACCCGTAATCGTGTACACCTGGTACTTGTGGTCTCCCGAAACTATCTCCTTGTAGGGTTGTTCTGCCATGTAGACTCCTTTTACGAGTTCATGTTGATAAGCTTGACCGCACGTTCCTTGGCATTTGCGCTGAAAGTGCTGGTCGTATCCGCATACGCCTTTTCTGCAGCGGCATAGGCCTTGTATGCACGAACAAGGGCGATTTCGGCCTTCTTCATCGCATTGAACAGTTTAGCACCGCTCGCCGCATTTTCCTTGCTCACGGGCTTGCCGAGAGTAAGGACGGCGTCGTTTGCGTACTTTTCCTTGATTTCGTCAATCGTCATGGTTTATGCTCCTTCGTATTCAGCGTCGAGGGTCACCTTGAGGGTGACGGTGCGGGCCTGCGCGGATTTGGCGCGGACGGGCTTGCCGATGCTCATGACGGTGGCGGTGCCAAACAGCTTGTAGTTGCCGTCGGTGCGCACCATGCTGAACAGGAACGGGCCTGCGCCCGTCTTGCGGTCGGCGACGGACGCAAGGGCGAAGATGTCGAGCTGCTTGCTGGTCGCGTGGATCGGGAGGGAAACGGTGGCGAGGTGGTTTTCCACGAGGGAGCGTTCCACGTAGCCGTTCTGCCCTTCCACGAACTCCCAGAGTTCGCCGTCGGCGGTGACGGAAGCGTCGCCGTTCAGGTCGGTGATGGCGGCGCCGTTGAAGTTGATGATGAGGTTCTTGTGGTTCCAAGTCTTGGTTACGGTAGCCATTTTTCAAATCCTCCCTTATGCCACGACCTGGAGTTCCACGGTCTTGACGGTGTGAATGGAAGCCTGGATGGAGAACGTGGCCTTCACGTCCGGCAGGTTGCGGACGGCCTTGTCCTCGGCTGAAATGTCGGCGTACTTCGGGACGGTCACGTCGGTGGAGTCCGGAAGCACGTAGCGGTGGTCGTTGTCCATGGCGGTGTTGAAGATGCTCGTCACGGCTGCGGCAACCGCCTGGATGCCGTTGTCGTTGTAGTCCACGCCGTCGCCGTTGTTGGCCTGCCCGAGCAGGTTGAAGATGGCTTCCTGCGTGCGGAACTTGAGCCAGTCCTTCTTGACCACTTCGTCGATGAAGGTCGTGTTGGAGCCCGTGGTACCCATGTAGGTGCGTTCCACGCCCGCAATTTTCACATAGACGTTCAGGCCCTTGTCCTGCGCGTCAACGAGCTGCGCCTTGGTGGTGGCGTCGGCCACGACGGAGCCGAGGGTCTTGTGCGCCCAGGTGCCGCGTGCCGGGTCGTTGCCGCAGCGGTCGGCCACGAGGGCTGCCGCGAGGCTCTTGCCCGTGGATTCGCTGTGGAAGTAATAGGCGATGCGGGTGGTCGGCTTGGAGAGCCCGTCGATGACGCCCTGCGCGACGGTGCGGTTCGTAAATTCAAGGTGGGCGAGACGGAAGTTCTCCTTGCACCAGTCCTCGAGACCAGTGTGGGACGCGTCGCCCTCGATCATCTCGATAATGTCGGCAACGTCGTCGGCATCGCTGGTGTCGATGCGGAGAATCACGTTGTAGAAGTCAACGTCGCGTCCGTTGGTGTCCTTGCCCATGCCGAGCGCGGCATCGAGCACCGAGGCGATATTTGCCACGGTCGGGTCGGCTGCAACCGGGATGCACACGAGGCGGCCCGGATTGTCGGCCTCAAGGAAGAACGCCTTGGAAAGCGATGCAACCCCGGAGGATGCGCCGTAGGCGGTTTCCACGCTGTCCTGGTCGAAAAGGACCTGCGTAGCGGCATTGCTTGCCGTGGAAACGCCGAGAACGGCTGCGGTGTTTACGCTGGTCGGGGTAGCGGCGGCGATAGCGTCGCTTACGCTGACCTTCACAATTTCGTCAATAAGTCTATCCATCGTTTACCTCTACGTGGAATGGTTGTTCATTGTTCAAGCTCACGTCCACGCTTTCGATTCGCGGCGTGGTATGTTCGATAAAGTCGTAGAATTGGAAATCCGCGACCATCGTCTTCTGCTGGATGTAGAAGGTCCCGTCCTGGAACCCGTTGTCCACGATGTCTCCGATTTCCCATACTGCGAATCCGGCGTCATCGCCGTCGGCCCTCGTTTCAACGTGGGCGGCGACGTAGGCGTCGAACTCGTCGGACTGCAGGGCGTTGCGGATTTTTCGGAGAGCTTCCCCGTCGTCCTCCACGCCGTAGAACTGCACGTTGGCCACCTGCATGACGGCCTTGTATTTTTTCGCAGGGACGTCGCCTGTGGCCGCGTTTCCGGTAGCCGGGGCATTTCCCCCGTCGATAAAAATCGGGGCCTGTGCGCCACGAACGGGGCCTGGAATAAAGCGGTCGCCGACCTGGCGGACATTCTGCAGGTAGACGGTCACGTATGGCCTGGCGTCAGGTGCCGGATTGTTGCTCGGCCCCTTGATGCAGACGATGCCGAGCTCGTCCGTCACGTAATCGCAAATGATGGTAAGGAGCTCGTTACGGGTCATGCAGCGAATGCCTCCGTTACCTCCTGCGGCACTTCCTCCGCAGGGACCATTTCCGCCACATACTTCCAATGCTCTATACCGCGAAGGTGCGGGTAGAACTGCTCCGAAATAAGCTGGTAGATGTTGCCGCCGAAATTGACGTACCCGCCGTCGTTGCCGCCGTGCGTCCTGCAGGTCAGCTTCTCGGACGAGTAGATGTCGACGTTCCCGGTGTTCCTTGATCCGGTGATGGCGGGTATCTGCTCCTTGTAGGTGGCGCTCTGGACGGTGCCGTGGACCATCTTGTCGACGGTCAATTCGCCATGCACGTAGTCGCCGTGCTCGTAGTGACCGTTTTTCAGCTCGATGTAGCGGAATTGCTTGTTAAAAAGGGTCGCCATGGCCTAGAACCCCCTACACATTCCGAAACCGAAGGCCCCGGTGAGTCCGGGCAGCGGTCGCTTGGAGTTCAGCAAGTCGAGATACGACCGCCCGTAGGTGGTCTGCAGGAGGTCGTCGTTCGTTCCGCCGCCAGCAGCCGAGTAGGATACGGAGAGCCCGCCTTCGGACTTGGAGGAAACGGAACCGACCTCGTCGCCGCCGCCCCTCGTTTCGAGGGTGCCGACGTGCGAGGCCAGGTAGCAGAGCGCCAACGGGTAGGCATCGCCGAAATAGGCCTTGTCCACGCGGAGCTGGGCCATCTCGAGCCACACGTCCACGCGGGCGTTGCTGGAAAGCTCGGCGGTCATAAACCGCTTGGCCTTCAAGATGTCCTGTTCCGTTGCCGCCATGCCCGGATTCCTTATGCGCCCTTCTTCAGCTGCTCGTCGAACTTGTCGAGCTTCTTTTCGGCAGCGGTAGTGTCGATGCCCTTGACGGCCTTCTTGAGGCCCTTCACGGCTTCGCGGGTCGTGACGTTCTCGACGGCGTTCTTCTTGTCGGAGTCGTTCATCTTGTCGGGGTCCTTGACGGTGAGTTCGCCACCGGAAATAAACGCCTTGGCGTCGTCCTTCTCGGCGTCGAATTCCTTGTCATCGAGGACGTTGGTACCCGGAACGAGCAGCTTGCCGCACGCGTAGAGGGCGGCTGTGGTATTGTTGATTACGATTTTCATAATAATTCGACCTCCTATGGTCCTTTGTTGTTAAGAAGTTCAAAAAGGCACCCCTACGGGAAACCGTGCATCGGTCGAGCAGTCACGCCTTCCGGTGCACGGAACCCCATAGGAGTTCGGGAACAAGAATCAAGCAGGATTACACGCCGTCCATGTAGACGCCCGTGGTCGGGCGACGCCATGCCGTGCCGCCCGTGCGGGCGACGCAGTTGTAGATGATGGACAGGCCGACGTACTGGGGCGGGAGGACCTTGAACACCACCGGAAGGATGGAGAACACGTTCTCCGGGGCCTTCTTGTAGAGAAGGGCGCGGCCCACCGGGTTGTTGTTGATCACGCCGACGCCGTCGGCGGAGTTGCAGCATTCGATGGACTTGATGCCCTGCGGGGCGAAGCGGTCCTGGAGGGCCTTGAGGAAGGTCACGTCGGAGTCGACGCCCTTGGTGCGGGTGGTGAGGCTGGTGTAGGCTTCACGCGGCAGCTTGAGGGTATCCGGGGTGACGGTACCCGAGCCACGCGGACCCTTTGTGGCGTTGAACACGGCGTCCACCATCGTCTGGATGTCCTTGGTGATTTCGTCGAGGGTCTTGTCCTTCCACTTCTTGGAGGTGCCAGCGGCGTTGTCAGCGGCAACGGAGCGGGTCACGTTCGGGTTGGTGAGAAGGCCCTGCAGGCCCCAATCCTTCTCGCCGACGTAGATGATTTCGTCAACCTTCTCGTCGATGGTCTGGCGGGCTGCGCGTGCGTCGAGGGCTTCCAGCGGGATGCCAGCGAAGGCGGCGCCGTCGAGTTCCTCGTTCGTGAACTTGTAGGAAGCGCCAACGTTGTGGATTTCGACCGTATCTTTCTTGAAGGCGAGAGACACGGGCGGGAGGTCCTTGGCATCGGCGGAGATGACCTTGGCCATGCCGAGCTTGGTGATGGTGCGGACCGTGTAGGTCTGGGCGCCCTTGCTGATGCCGCCCTTGATGGGTGCGGACATGATGGCGTCGAGGTTTTCACGGGGGAGGTCGTAGGCCTCCTTTTCGATTTGGTTGAAGTCGCGGCGCAGGCTGTTGAGCGTATCGCCGTCGTACTGGTCGAGAATGTTAGCCATTGTGCTTTTCTCCTTTTACTTGAGCACGACAACGGCGTAGGAGCCGCTCGGTGCGGTAGACATGAACTTGCCACCCTTGACCTCGGTCAAGGAACCTGTAGCTTCGCCAGCGAACGCCACGAAATTGCCGGAGGCGTCGATGCCGACACCCTCGCCGGACTTGACGTCGCCGCCGACGGAGACCCAAATCATGCCGCTGGTGACAACGGTGACCGGGGTGCCGACGGGATATTCGTCGCGGGTCTGGATGCGCTGGGCGATGCCGAGGAAGAAGCCGCCTTCGGCGGGCTTTTCGGCGTAACCCTTGACGTCTTCGCCTTCCTTGCCGTACACGGGGAAACCGCCCTCGGAAGAGGACGCCTCGGCCATGCAGCGGGAGACGGTGGAATAGGGCTGGTCAGGGAAAATGAGGCCCGGAGCTGCTACGCTGCGGCCATAGTCTTCTGCGGTAAATGCCATGATTAGGCCTCCTTCTTTTTGAGTCCGTTGGAGAGGGCGATCATGTCGCTCTGCAGCTTGTCGGACATGTTGTCAAACTGTTCTTCTTCGGCGCCGTCGCGGGCTCCGTCGAGCTGGCTGGCGGGATTCTTCTTGGTTCCGCCCTTGCCGCCCTTGCCCTTGTCGCAGCCATCTTCCTGGTCGGCCTTTTCGGCGCGGTCGGCAAGGACCTTGTTGGCGCTTGCGAAGAGGGCGTTGATGCTGGACTCGTCCTCGACTCCATCGAGGTCGATGCTGTCGAATGCGGCAGCGATGACCTTGCGCTTGAGGTCGGAGACGTCGTCGGACGATTCGCATTCGATGCCAGCGGCACGCGCAGCGTCGAGGATTTCGAGCTTGGCGTTCACGGCGGCGTCGATGACGGATTCGTCGATTTCGTCATTGGCGGTGTCGAGCTTTTCCTGGAGGTCCGCGATTTGAGAGTCCTTCTCGTCCACGGCACTCAGGAGAGTTTGAATTTCATCGAGTTTCGTGGCTGCATCGTTCTGTGCGGCCTGCAGGGCGTCGATGACCTTTTCGTCGGCCTGGTAGTCTACGCCGTCGAGCTGGATTGTTTTCATGGATTGCTCCTGGTTATGGTTGTTATCGTTCAAATTCACATTGGGGTCGGCCTTGCCGTCGTTGACGACTACGGGCTGGCCCTGCTGATAATCGTTCCCGTCTTCCGTAGGTTTCGTTTCGCCATTCCCTTCTTCCGGGTCGGCCATGTCGAAGATGTCCGCGAAATCTGCGGAGTCGCCGACCATGAAGTTCACCTTGTCGCCTGCGCGGCCCCTGGTCACGAGGGCGAGATGGTTGTAGACGATGTCCTTCTGCTGCTGGTCGTGGTGTACGCCCTGCCACACGCCGTCGTTTTCCACCACGGAACACTTGTAGCCCATGGAGAAAGCCTTGACCTCGCCGCGGTCAATGGCGTCCACGGCGTCCTTGTCCGTGATGGTCACGGTGACGCGGTTGTTGAGGCCGTCGAACGTGGCGTCGTTTGCCGTCATTCCGACCTTCAATGCCTTGACGTTGTTGATGTCTACTGGCTTGTTGGGGTGCTGGAGCGTGATGGGCTTGCAGTTGATGGAAGCGGTCGCGGCCTTGACGTCGTCAACGTCGCGGAGGCGCTGTACAAACTTCTTGTTCTTGTCGAGGTAGCGGAACACGCCGATACCCGTGCAGACCACGTTGCCCTGGTAGTAGCCTTCCGGGGTCTTGTGGAGCACGTTTACGTCGAACTTCTGTATATCTTGCTGGAACATTTTGTATGCCTTTTTGCCAAATCTACGCCTAGTGAGGGTTTCAAAGTTGAAATCGTGAAATTCTTATAAATTCGGAGTTCTATGTGCTCTCCGTTGCCTTCTGGACTTTCTTGTCGTAAAGGTTCACTCCCCTTGCGGCAACTTGCGCCTCTCTCATTGCGCGGTCTCCGGCTTCGTCTGCGCTGTTGGCGTTCACCCTTGTCGAATAGCGGAACTTCCCTACAATCGTCACGTCATACACGCCCTTCTTCAGCGCCTTGTTTCCGAATCGCACGAAACGCTCGTGCTGACGCATTGTCTTTTCTGCGCCTGCGACATCACCCTTGTTCCTCTGGTTTTCGGCCTTGTGAGCCAGGGCGCCCTTGTTGCGGTCAATCTTGTCAAGTTTAGCCTCGAGGTCCCTTTTGGCGTCCTCGAGGTTGACATTGTACTTTTCTGCAAATTCGGACTTTTTCATTTTTTACTACCTTTTTTGGGAGAGGTTCAAATGGCCATACACACGACAAGGTGGAGATTCACTTACAGGTTCAAGGAAAAGGAAGGTGACGATTTTGTCGGTGCCGAGGAGCTTTTCTACACCTCGAATCCACGCGAGGCCTTGCGCCTACTTTACGAGAAGCACCACGGCTGTTCCTTCCTTGAAATCCTGAACATCCAGACAAAACGAGTCGTGATCCACAAGGACAACTTCAAGTTCTAGGAAAACTACACGGACGCCTTTTGGTTCTGTTCGATTAGCGTAAGGAGCGTCTTGCAGCTCCTGATGGCTTCATCTGCGGCCTTCACGATTGCCGGGTTCTTCTCGTACGCCTTGATGTCGACGTTTGCGCGGGTCTTTACGGCGTTGAGCTGATCCAGGGCGCCTTTGGCTTCCTTCTGCATGTAATCGAGCATCTTCTTCTTGACTGAACCCTGGAAATTCTTTCCGCTGATGCGGTTGATGGCAACCTTGGAAGACTGCTCGTTGGAATATTTCTTGAGTTTCTGCTTGTCCTTCGGGTCGCTAGACTTGGACAGCTCAAGAAGGCTCTTGTCCATGCAGTATTTTTCGGAAAAAGATTGACGGTTCATTGTCTACCCCATCGTCTTTGCGAGCTCTTTCAGCTTCGCGGTTGTCTTGATAAGTTCTGCGTTGGAGACTCCGCCCTTGCCTGCGCGGGCTACGAGGCGGTCAATCCCGGTGTTGAGCGACAGCTTCGCGGCGTTCAGCTGGTCCACGAGCTTTCCCGTTTCCGCCTCGCCGTCGTCCTTCTTCTTCGGCTCCGGCGCGGGTCGGTTGTACTTCTTGCGGAGCGCCACCAGGGCTGCGGCTGTCGCCATGTTCTTGAGTGTATCGGCGGCCATGGGCTATTTCACCTTCGCGATTTCGGTCTGCGCCTTGTCGAGAATTCCGGACACCTCGTCCAGCATCTTCTTGGCGAATTCGACCTGGCGTTTCTGTTCCTTGATTTCCGAACCGAGTCGGGCCTTGCGGCGGGCCTTCCATCCAGTGTCGGAGCCAAAAACGCCGCGTTCGTAGTCACGTGCCGCTTCCTCCGCGTCCGAAAGGATGCTGTTTGCGCGGTCGCGCAGGCTGGAGATGTCGATGGCGATTGAAACGGCGCCGTCGAGGGAGTATTTCTGCTTGATTTCTGCGATTGTGCTCATAATGAGCATAAAATTAGGCCCCGGAACGCCCCGGAGCCGTTTTTCGTGAAATTCTTATAAATTGGGGTTCACAAAAAGAAAAACCACCTGGGCTGCGAACCCAGGTGGCGTCATTTTAACCGTAGTGAGCGACTAACGGAATTCTAGAATGTCGAGGCCATTGCGGTTTATTCCGCGTTTGCTTGCGCCGTGGGCGCGGGTTGCTGCTGGACGGGTACGTCGTCCCCCTCGACGGAAAGCTCGCTCGTACCGCCGTTTACGAGCAGGTTCTTGCGGGCTTCCTTGGGGGTCATGGACCCCATCTCGTACAGCGTCTTGCAGCTGTTGACCCGCTTCTCGAAAAGGTCGGCCTTCTCGGACTCGGTGCTCTGCGAAAGCTCGCCGAACGTGAAATCCTGGATTCCCTGCTTGCCCTCGTTGCGGTTGCGGAACTCGGTCAGCATTTCAACCATCGGCTCGTAGAGGCAGTCGTTGCGCCATTGCTCCACCATGTCGTTGTATTGGCGGATGTCGCCGTCGTTGGTGCTGGAGAGGCCGGAGACCATGTTGCCGAAAAGGATGGAAACCGGGATGTCGGTAAGGCCGGAGAGGTAGGCCATGAGCATCTTTACCGATTCCGGTACGTCGCCCATGGAATGCGACTTCATTTCGTAGGAGTCTTCCTTGTCCTGGAACACGGCACGCATGGTGGACATCCCTATCTTGACGAGGCTCATGCGTTCGCGGGCCTTCTGCATGCCGTCCTTCTGGGCAAGCATCTGCGAGAAGCCGTTCATGGAGAAAACGGACAGGCCGTTCTCCTGGAGCATGTTCGAGATGGCGCCGAAGGCTGGCGGCAGCTTCTTGATGCCGACGTTGGCCATGTCGATTTCGGAGGCGCCGAAGATGTAGGTGCGGATGTCTGGGTCCATGAGGTCGGGCGCGTCGACGCCCTTGAAGATGTGGCAGCGGCTGGCGTGGATGTGGACGATGGAGCCGTTTCGCACCTGGACGGGGAACCTTTCGATTTTGCCGAACCAGGGAGATTTCACGTCGTTGCAGATGTCGGACTCGGTGAGCATGATTCTGCCAGGCGTGTAGACGCGGTATCCGGCCACCTTCGCGGACTTGCTGACCTCTTCCTCGAGCTTGCCTTCTTCCTCGCCCTCGAAAAGGGTCACGACGAGGGCGCCGCCGAAAAGGCGAGCCCACGTCCCGGCATTACGGCAAGCCCGAAAAAAGCCGAGCCGGGACAGGGCCTTGTAGGTCTTGTCCTCCTTGTCGTCGTTGATGACGATGGGGGTCTTGAGGGCCTTGACTGCAGGGCCGCGTGCGATTTTCTTGACGACGCCGTCCTTGACGTACTGCGCCGCGAGGGCGTCGTAGTTGGGTAAGGACACCCCGCACACTATCCTGGTGTGCTCGTCCTTGTCCATTCGCGGGTCCCCGAGCCCCGTGACGAAATTGGCGTAAGCGCCGTCGGAGAGGTAGAAAAGGTCGGTCTGGGTGTCGTTCGTCGTTTCAGCCATAATTGCCTCAAAGTTACACCGCGATTCGGCGCGGGAGCCGTTTTAATGAAATTCTTGTAAATTGGGCGCCTAGATAAGGTCCCACAGCGATTTCCGGTGCCACGTCTGCGAAAGGCCCTGCGAGGTGGCGTCCACCTGGTCGTCGTGCGTCGCGTTCGGGAACTTGGTGAGCTCGTCGATGTATTCCATGACCCACGGCGCGATGGACGGGTCCGGCACGTAGACGTTGCCAGCCTCGAAAAGCGGCGTCACGGCGTGTGCGCGGGCCAGCTTCGATTCCGTCGGGTTGACCCCGATAATTCCGGACACGTGCTCGTTCAGCATGTCCATGACCGCCTCGCCGTTGGCCTTCGCTTCCACGTACTTGGCGATGGCCTCCGGGTGGTTCTCGGTCATCATCATCATGGCCCGCAGCGACTCGCGGAACGTCTTCTTGCCCCACACGCGCTCGAGCAGGTAGTAGTTGGCGCCCTTCTGCCCCCACAGCTGGCCGCAGATGTTGTCCGCGTTCGTCGTCTTCTTGAACGTGAAATCCCAGGATTGGAAAACGCAGTCGAAAATCCTCGGCAGGCTTTTCTCGTCCCAAAACTTGAACCATTCGCGCTTGAAGATGTTACCGGACTCGACCATCGGCGACTGCATGTACTGCGACGCGAAGGTTTCCGGGTCCGCCGCCTTCATCGCCTCCAGCTGCTCGATGGAGTGCTTCTCGGGCCACAGCGGCGTGCCGTCCTCGTTGATGGCCGGGAGCGAGAGGACCTCCCAGGGCTCGCCGGATCCGCCGTCCATGAGGAACCCGGCCATGTCGTGGTCGTGCAGGCGCTGCATGATGAGGATTACGGGGGTCACGCCCGGATTGTTGACACGCGACGAAATCGTGTTGTTGTAGCGGTTGTTGACGCGCTCCCTCTTGAGCTCGGAAATGGCGTCGGCTGGTTTCAGCGGGTCGTCGATGATGATGGCGCCGCCGAACCCGTCGGCGTCCGAGCCCGTCCCCTGGTATTGACGGTCGCCGAAATCGCCAGCGCCGAAACCCGTGATGGGCGACCCCGTCGACACGGCGTAAAGGCCGCCGCCGGACGTCGTGTACCACTTCTCCTTGGAGTCGGTCTTCTGCGAAATCTCCGTGGCCGGGAACAGGTATTGATACGCGGGGAGCTTGATGATGTCGCGGATGTAGTCGGAGTTGTCCTTGACGAGCGAATCCGAATACGAAAGGTGCATGAATTTCGCACGCGGGTTGTTCGCCATGCACCAGGCGATGAACATCTTCACGCAGAGCTCGGTCTTGCCGTAGCGCGGCGGGATGTTGACTATCAGGCGCCGGATGTCGCCACGCGCCACGGCCCTCATCTTGTCGGCGATGAGCTTGTGGTGAGGCGCACGGACGAACTTGCGCCCGGTCATCTGCTTGAAGAAGAATCGGGTGAAGAACTCGAAGTCGGTAAGCAGCTTCGACGTGAGGACGGCCCGGACCTCGGGTGCCAGTCCGTTCTCGAAGTCGAGGTCTAGCAATTATCCTCCAGGGCCTCCGATATGTCCTTGACCTGCTTCGGGGCTATCGCTACCGCATGGACATTCAACGGATTTTCCGAGCCTCCGAGGGCCTCGGCGGACTGGTCGAAGTGCCAGCCGAGCATCTTCATGAGTTCGATGTAGCCGCGAACGTTTCCAGTCTCGATAGCCTTTTCACGAATCTTGGCAAGGTCAAGCATGTAACGCTGAACTTTCTTGCCGACCTTAAAGCCGTCAACATCATCTCCTAGTTCCTGCAAGTCCTTCTTGCTTATCTTCTTCTTTCCGAGCAGGAGCTTTCCAAATTCCTTACGCGCAAGGCTTCTGTCGATATTGTCCCGACGAACTACAAGCCCCTTTTCCCTGTATTCCTGGGCATTTTCCTTCGTAATCAGTTTTTTAGGCATGGTAATCCGAAAATGTCAGTAAGTTACGATTCCAAAAACACTGAAAAATTTCCCTAAAATCACGCAAAACCGAGCAAAAAGCACCAAAAACAGCACAAAAACGCATAAAAATCACCCTTTTTTTGAAGTTTTCGATATTTTGGAAAATTTGTCCAGCAAGGGCAGGAACGAGAGGGTCGCGGTAAAGAACCTAGACACGGGCGTCTTCTTCCTTTCCGGAGTCTGCGGCTCTTGCTTGACAATTTTACGGGTCGTTTTGGGCTGCGTGGACTTGACAAAACGAAACGCCCATGACGGGATGTCACGGACGTTCTTCTCCTTGTATGCGCAGTCGATCATCCACTGGATGTAATCCTGGTAGTGGATGAGGATGTTCCCCTTGTCCCCGCGTCGCATGACCGGAAGTCCATGCTCAATCCAGGAGTAGACGGTTGTGGTCGAGGTGTTCTCCTTCGCTGCCAGCTCCTTTGGGGAATAGGTGTTCATGTCGGGCTTTACCATCGAGGGGTCGATGGGCTGCGTGACGATGCAGTATAGCGTCTTCGTCACCTGCGGTGCTGAATAAGGTCTCTTGATTTCGGGCATGCGATAAAACTAGCCCATGAAAAAGTCAAAAGCAAACGCCCCCGGAGCGTATTCCGGGGGGTCTTGTTTGCAGGTTTGGCAGAGTGTTATATGTTGTGCGGAATGGTCACTTGACCTTCGTACCGTTCCTCATGATGTCGCCGAGAATGCCGCCGCCGGAGCCGTTGTTGTGCCGAATCATCTCCTCGATCTCGTCCTCGTAGAGGCAGCCGTACTTACCGAATGGACGCTGGACGCTGTTCTCGTCGTAGCAGGTGCAGTCCTTGTTCGGCTCGATGGTCCCGTCAATCGGATTCTTGACCGTGACCTCGCTGTTCCCGTCGCAGATGGCGCGGAGGTTTCCGTCCGGTCGCAGGAATGCCGTGGCCTGTGTAGCCACTTCCTTTGTTTCCGGGTTCGAATATGTCACGATGACGTGGTACGGGGTGCAGCCTCCGAAGATGTAGAATTCCGTGCGCCTTTTCCCCATGTAAATCCCGGACTTCAGCGTCTTGGAACGGAGACGGACGGCGGCTGCGCTTTCGGTTTCCTTGACGACCGCCTTTTCGGCTCCTTTCATTTCCTCGACCTTTTTCATCCGCTTCTGGAAGGCAAGGATTCCCTTGTCATAGTCGCACGATGCGGCGAAAGCGTACGCGGCGACGGCCATTATAGCGAGAATTGTCTTTTTCATGATACCATCCTCCTATGGAAAAAAAATCACGCCGGACGGCCCCTTTCTATGGCTTCCCATACCCTCCGGTCAAAGTCATCCCTCCCCGGGGCTATCCCGAACAGTTCCTCCTGCGTCATCCCCATCTTCAGCAGGGAAACGCATATCCCGTATGACGGGACGCCTTCTCCGCGAACCCACTTGCTCACGTTCGCGGACGTGGTGCCGAGCCTCCTTGCGAGCCCGGACTGGTTCATCCCGGTCCTTGCGAGAAAAGCGGCTATGTCGGGTCTTCCTTCAACCATCGGTAAAAAATTTAACAAGAAAACACTTGACCGTTCAACTGAAAATTCATATATTCAACCCAAGACGGACACGGTAGGGCCTACTCTTCTCAATCCCGCCGGGTCCTTCCGAAGGGCCGGAGCGCAAGTTCCGGCCTTTTTTTCGCCTAATGGGGCTCGATTTCCGGGGGCTTGTCGGCGGGCTTCCTGGAAATGAACTTCGGCCCGTTCTTCAACTTTTCCTCCATCCTCGATTTCAGCTTCTCCATGAAGCTGATGGTCCTTTCCAGGACCTTCTCGTGGGAAACGCCGTCCTCGAGCGCCCCCCTCGCGACCATGATGTGGTCGTCGAGCCACTCGACGAAGTCGTCCATCTCCTGGCTCCTGCCCTTGCAGAACGCAATCTCGAATTCTTCCGGCGTCATCTTTCCTTTTCTCCTTACAGTTCAGTCTTGTCAATCTTCGCGAAGAGCTTGTTCAGGAAGAAGTCGGACTTCCTCTCGAACATCTCGTCGGAGAGTTCCGCCTTCGCGGTCCCCTTGACGATGTCCCAAATCTCCGTCCCGAAGAGTTCCTCGACGGTCATCCCCATCCGGACAAGCCTGTCCTCTGTCTGGTGTGTCGGGAAGGATTTCCCCTTTACCCAGTTCGACACGGTCTGGTCGGACACGCCCAGAATCCCGGCGAGGTCCTCCTGCTTCCTGATTCCGAGCCTTTCCCCTTCGCGCTCGATGAAATCCTTGATTTTCAAACCTTGCATGCCGTAAATATAGTATATTATACAAATAAAATTTGTAAAAAGTTCAAAAATTACAAAAAAAGTTTGTAATCCATACCATTTTTGTCTATATTTATCCCTATCTTACGGAATTGCTACCGGAAGGATGACAGAACGGATGCCGCAGAAAGAAGCCATAGCCACGATATACGCCCTAGCGAAGACATCGCTGGAGATGCGCACCAACGAGCGCGAAGCGCTTGAAAGGATAGCGGCAATCGTGGAAAACGAGTTCATGGATTCCGCGAAAAGCACCAGATCAAAAAAATAAAAACTATGTATAAAAAACCCTCGGCTCGCGCGCGCACGCGCGTATGAGCTGAATTGAGGGTTATGTACACATAGGGAAGAATAGTTAATTGAGTATAGTGGTATTTATGCTTATACTCATTCTTATACTTATGCTCTTGCTGAAAGCAGGATGGGTTTTCGTGGGTTATGGCTGGGTTTCTCTGGGTTTCCTTGGGTTAGCTTGGGTTTTGCTGGGTTATTTTTTTTACCCATTGGGTTTTCGTGGGTTTTTAAATAACCCATTGGGTTTTTGTTGAAACCCAAAATAACCCATTGGGTTTCCGTGGGTTTTATTTCACTTCCCTATTCTGCCCGAGCAGCTCCGCCGCACGGAGGAACGCCTTGCTCAAGTCCTCGTCGGTAATGGTTACCCTGCCGCCCTCGCCTATGTGCATCTTCGAGTATTCAACGCCGAACAGCTCTTCAACGGTCATCCCGAGAAGAAGCAGCTTGCGGCAAATCTCCCAGCTCGGTACGCCCTCCCCCTTCACCCAGCGGTTGACGTTTCCGGGCGTCGTGTCAAGCATCCTCGATAGGTCGGCTTGCCTTATCTTTTTCCGTTCCAGGAACGAAAGTATGTCCATAGCGTAGGCCATATTGTAAAAATATATAAAAAATTCATTAAAAATGCATTACCCCCTTGACAAGTGCATTTTTAGTATATATTTTCTTCATTAAAACTTGATATTATTCATTTTCACTTAATAAAGGAATGAAAATGCCGGAAACTAGAACCGTAATAATGGACGAAAAGGCCGTGCAGAGGGCCGAATCCTACATCGAAAAATCCAAGAACGAAAAGGGCATCCGTCTCACGATTGGTGCCGTGTTCGCACTAGCGCTCGACAAGATGCTCACAGAAAACGTGGATGGCTAGATGTCGGTAGTCTGGGACATATTCTGGTGCAAGGTATTCTTCAAGGAATACATCAAGCACTACCGCAAGATGACAGACGAGCAAATCGTCAAGGACGTCCGTCAATCCATGGATGACCTGGAAGACCTCGTGGACAGCTCCGACTCGTTCGGTTCGCAGATGGTCCGGTGGTCCGTGGAACGCGCCGAGCAGCCGTTCGCGACGGCGGCGAGGGAAAACGGCAAGAAGGGCGGACGCCCACGAAAGAAACAAGAAACTACGGCAGACGGGGACACCCGCGAGGACTCCCTGAACATCGCTACCTCCGGAAACGGAAGTGTTACGGAATCTGGTACGTCTGCCAACAATTACGGAGTCGCCCCTCACCGCGAGGCAGGGGACGTAAGCGCCACCGACTCCAACAATTCAACTCTCGACAGCCGAACAGATAAGGACGGACAACCAAACAGGCGCACGGGGGCTCCCGTAAGAGGGGCGACAAGTAGCACGGCCCCCGTGCGTTCCTACCGCCCGCGAAAGGTCCCGCACCCGAAGGGAGAGTACGAGGTGTTCGACTTCGCGGGAGAAAACGGGATCCCCGAATGGGTCGCCAACGAGTTCTACCAGCGCTTCTTCGTCGAGCGCGACGGAACCGACAACGACGGGAACAACATCGACAATTGGAAGGGCGCCCTCATCAACTACAACAAGTCAAGGAAGAGGGAACCAGCATGAATGAGCTTGAAGCAGATTCCAAGAAAGGAGAAGAGAAAATGGAAAGCCTCAATTTCGAACGGAAAATCTATGCACCGGATGAGATTCACTCGGGACTCATGTTCAACGAATACCGCCCCGAAGGACGCGTAATCACCATGAAGGACATCGTCCTCGCGACCATCGGGGTATTAATCCTCCTCGTCGCGTACTGCATCGTCGGATACATGGAGATTGGCGCATGAGCATGACGATGACAGACCTCGACCACCTCAACCGCGCCCACGAAGTGGCCGTCAAGGAAATGAACCGCTGCGCAGTCGCCATCGCCGAGGCAGTCGCCGACGGGAGAAAGCCGACAAGGCAGGAAGTGGACGCCTACAGGGTCTCGAAGCTCGGCGTAGAATCCACGAGCCGCGACCTCGAATACTGCATGTCGCTGGCGCTCGCAGAGGTGATGGAAAAGTAATTCACACAACAAAAAGGGAACAAGAACATGGCAGAAACGAAAAACAGCAATGAAACCACCACCGAGGCGCTGATTGTCGATACCGACTACTCCGTCCTCGTCGTCGAGAAGAAGGACCTGCAGGCGTTCTTCCTCGACCCCGCAAAGCTCGACACCCTCTACGGGCACGTCGAGAAGATGGCCCGCGCGCTCGTCGCCGACCCTCTCACGAAGGAAGGCGCCTCCCAGATCAAGAGCTGCGCCCGACAGATCGCAAGCGTCAAGAAGAGAATCGACGACATCGGAAAGGACGTGGTCGCAGAACTCAAGAAGTTGCCCGGACAAATCGACGCCAACCGCAAGAGCCTCCGCGAACGCCTCGAGGCCCTGCAGGACGACATCCGCAGGCCCGTCACCGAAATCGAGAACCGCGAGGACGAAATCGACGGAATCAAGGGCATCCACCTCCGTCTTGCCAACGCCTCCTCCGAGGAAATCGCGAAGGAGCTGGAATTCGTCAAGAAAATCCCGCTCACCGAGGAAAAGTGGCACGAGAGCCTGGAAAAGGCGAAGGCCGCAATCGCAGGGGAAACCAAGGCCCTCGAGCTGCTCAAGTCCACCGCCGAGAAGCGCGAGAAGGACGCCGAAGAACTCGAGCAGCTCCGCAAGAACCAGGAAGAAGCCGACCGCATCATCCGCGAGAACAAAATCAAGGAAGAAGCCCGCGCCGAAGGCTTCGCACAGGGCAAGGCCGCAGCGGCCCCCACGGCCCCCGCAAACGCCACCGTGCGCCCGCCTATTCCCGCGCCCGAACCTTCCCCATCCCCCGCGCCGACAGCGCCACAGGCGCCCGCGCAGGCCACGATGTCGAAGACCCTCACCCCCGCCAAGCCCTCCGCATGGACCCAGGCGCAGAAGGACATCAACAACGCCATCGTCGATGCAATCGCGAAGCTCATCTCCACGAAACTCGAAGGGTTCACCGAGTCCGGATACAAGCTCGCCGCCCAGGAAATCGTCAAGGCGGTCATCAAGGGCAAAATCAACAACCTCAAGGTGGAGTACTAAAAAAATGAAGACAACGAACTCGGTCACGCTGGACGGAACCGAATGCGCCACACTTTCCGACGGGCTGTCGCAGGCGCTCGAATTTCATCTCGGAATGAAGAAAAGCCGGAAAAATGACTACGAAAGCGAGGTCTTCTCGAGTCTGCTTTCCGAGATTTCCGGTGCTAGGACAATAACCATCATCGCGGAGAAATAAAAATGGAATTCATCGAAAGACAAGGAACCTCCGACAAGGCCGCATGGCTGGAAAAGCGCAAGAACTACGTCACTGGTACAGACGCGGCCCAGCTGCTCGGCATCTCCCCGTGGGGCTCAAAGTTCAACGTGTGGCTCGAGAAGACGGGCCAGGGGACGCCCCTCGCGCAGACCGCCGCGATGCGTGCCGGGCTCGCATTCGAATCCGCCATCCTCAAGATGTACGCCGAGGACACCGACGCGAAGGTCGAACACATGGACGGATACGACCTCCACACCAGCGACAATTTCCCGCGCCTCGGCGCATCCCTCGACGGATGGAACCACACCCTCGGAATCCCGGTGGACGCCAAGAACATCCACTGGAAGAACGAAAAATGGGGCGACGCCTGGACTTCCGACTTCCCCGAATACTACAAGACCCAGCTGCAGGTGCAGATGATGGTAACGGGCGCAAGGTTCGCACACCTCGCGGTGATGTTCGCGGGCCAGGACTTCTACATCTACCAGATGGAGTGGGACGGAGAACTTGCACGACAGATTGTCGACGCCGCCGACGAGCTCTTCGAGACCATCGCGTCCGGAGCGATGCCCGAGGCTGGCGGTGACGACGGGACCTCCAACTACGTCAAGGACCATTTCGGAAAGGGAGTCGACGACAAGGAAAAGGAAGCGACCGACGACGTCAAGGAGTACGTGAGGGCCTACAAGGAGGCAGGGAACGCCGAGAAGGAGGCAAAGGCGAAGAAGGAAGAATTCGCCAACCGCATCAAGATTTTCATGGGAGACGCCACGGTCGTTCCCGGATGGTGCACCTGGAAGAACAACAAGGACTCCCGCGAGACCGACTGGGAAGCCGTAGCCGCAGAGCTTCTCGCGGGGCTTGCCCCCGAGGCGAAGGCCGACATCATCAACCGCCACACGTCCGTCAAGTTCGGCGCGAGGCAGCTCCGGATCACGGCCAAGGGACTTTAAACGAACAATCAACCAGAAAGGAACAAGAAAATGGATAACGCAATCGCACCCGTCAACGCACCCGAACAGCAGATGATGCCCGCCGTGGCAATGTCCGCGTCGGAGAACAACGCAATCGCCATGGCCGCACAGCAGAAAGCCATCGTCGAGGCCCGCTACAAGATGGCCCTCGCCCGCCCCCGCGACCTCGACAAGGTCCGCCAGGACATGCTCAAGGACGCCCAGCGTCCCTCCTTCGCCAACGTGGCCATCTACCACAAGCCTATCGGCAAGGGAGTCGAAGGCCCCAGCATCCGTTTCGTGGAAGCCGCCATACGCAACATGACGAACATCCTCACGGAGACGGCTACCGTATCCGAGGACGACGAACGCCGCGTGATCCGCGTCGCGGTCAGCGACCTCGAGACGAACACCTACTTCTCCCAGGACGTCACCGTCACGAAGACGGTTGAACGCTCCAAGCTGCCGCAGGGCGAAAAGCCCATCCGTATGCGCACCAACAGCAACGGTAAGCCCGTCTACATCCTGCACGGCACCGACGACGACATCCTCAACAAGCAGAACGCGCTCATTTCCAAGGCGGTCCGCACGCTCGGACTCCGACTCATTCCTGGCGACCTCGTGGATGAAGCCCTGTGGTACGTGCGCCAGACGATGCAGAAGCAGGACGCGCAGAACCCCGACGCCGCCAAGAACCGCCTCGTGGACGCGTTCTCGCAGCTCGGCGTGTCCGTCGAACAGCTCAAGGACTACGTCGGCCACGAACTCTCGTCGCTCTCCCCCTCCGAACTGCAGACGCTCCGCGCCATCTACTCCGCCATCAAGGACGGGGAAACGAGCTGGAAGGCCGTGATGGACGACAAGGCAGAAAAGGAGGCCGAGGCGAAGGCCGCAGGGGCCAAGCAGGCGCCAGCCGCGAAGAAGGCCGACACGGCCAACAAGAAAGTAAACCCCGAACCCGCCGTTGAAGGTGACGAACCGACGCAGGAGTCGGCACCCGACGACAACGACATGTTCGGATAGCGGGAAGTTCCCGCACCCCCAGGCGGTTTTCTTTAATGTTTTTTGTTTGCCGCCTGGGGTCAACCCTTGACACGTGGAGTGGTTTTGGGCCTCCTTCCGAACCTCCACGACCATGCCGCCAGCCCCTGCGGTTCAAGGAATGGGGCATAATGGCAAGTCCGGCAGACGGCGGTGCGACCGCTAGGCATCGTCTCGCGGGTCCGACTCCCGCGATTGCCACTAGCCCGATGGGTGCATGCGACTTGTCACAAGGTAACACACATTTCTTTCCGCACCCGGAGGGCAACCCCAATGCCGAGGATGAACTAACGATTCCGAGGCAGGCTTGAGGGGCATCATGACTCCATTGTTTTTACGAATTACACACTAACCAAAAGAAGTCGTGACCTATGAACCTCAAGCACCATTTTGAATAGGAAAGCGAACATGCGAAAAGAAGAATACCTGAAACTCTGCGCCAAGTACCCGGTCACCCAGGTTCTCGACAAGCTCTGCTGGACGCCGACCGTGGCCGCGAAGGCGATAGGGATGAAGTCCAGGAACACCATCCTCAATTGGGTCAAGAAAACCAGGCGCGGCGAGATGGACATGCCGTATCTCGGTGGAAGGACGAAGGGAGCCCTGGTGTTCATCCCGGTCAAGGAATTCCTCGACTGGTACGGATACGCGGGGCAGAACTGACTTGATTCAGTAATAACGGGAACAAGACAATGAACAACGAATGGCACAAATACGACATGCACCTTTACAGAGATTCCTTCCAGAATTACAAGGTCTACCAAATCCCGAAGGCGCAGTTAATTATCGCAGACGTTCCGTACAATTTAGGCACGAACGCATACGGCTCCAACCCTTCATGGTACGTTGACGGGGACAACAAGAACGGGGAAAGCGACAAGGCTGGTAAAAAGTTTTTTAACAGCGAGAACGAGTTCCGTCCCGCCGAGTTCATGCATTTTTGCTCCAAGATGCTCGTCAAGGAACCGAAGGAAAGCGGGAAGGCTCCCTGCATGATCCTGTTCTGCGAATTCGAGCAACAGTTCAAATTTATAGAACTTGGTCGCAAGTACGGGCTCCCGAATTACATCAATTTGGTGTTCCGCAAGGACTTCTCCGCGCAAGTGCTGAAAGCGAATATGAAGGTCGTGGGCAACTGCGAATACGGTTTAATTTTCTATCGGAACAAATTACCGAAGTTCAACAACAACGGCAAGATGATTTTCAACTGCATGGACTGGCAACGCGACACCGAAACGCCGAAGATTCACCCCACGCAGAAACCCGTCCAGCGCTTGCAACGCCTTATAAGCATTTTCTCGGACGAGGGCGAGGTAGTAATAGACCCCGTCTGCGGTAGCGGCTCCACGCTTCTCGCAGCGCAGAAAATGAGCAGAAAGAGTTACGGATTCGAGGTAGACCGTAACTTTTTCAACGCGGCAAAAGACCGTGTTCTCTCGAGCTTCGAGCCCGACATGTTCCAGATGCTCAAGTACGAAAACACAATCATGAATCCGCCGTATGCAGGAGGTAAGGCATGAGCGAGCAACTCTCTTTCTTGAGCGACCTTGACCGGGCAAGCGACACCAGGAAGCCGAACATCTGCACTTCCTGGAAGAACGCCATCATGAATGAACACGGCGTGTTCATCGAAAACCGCATCGATATAGACGTCTACAAGTCCAAGAGCAAGTGCTATCCGCGAATTACGATCCATTGCGCTCTCGA